TTATATAAGAAACTCTAGTTTATTTTCTAAAAGAGTCTGAAATCTATCCATAAATAGAGCTGCATGGTAACCATCGCAGACAGAATGATGAACCTGCAAGGATAAAGGTAAATAAATATTACTAGTTTTATTGATAAACCTACCTGCAGTGATTATCGGCAAACAATAATTTGGGCTATTATTCACGTTTAAGTTAAAACCAGTAAAAGAAGTCCATGGAATCATAGAAATATTGACGACATTTTCAGGTATCGGTGTTTTAGGAAACAGTTTTCCTGTACCATTGTACTTCTCAGTATCGGAAATATAGTTCTCATAAAACTTTTTAAAACCTTCATCTGTATTTGTATAAATGGCTGAAAATAACTCTGATGTCTTATCAAAGATAGTATACATTGGGACTACCTTATCCCAGTAGCCAAACTCTCCAGCAGAATTAAAGTTCATTCTAAAATGTTTATTTGAATTTGCCACGTGAGTAATTAAAAAGATGAATACAGGATAGAATTTATATCCCTTATCTTTTGTAATTTTATAAAGTTCAGTAATATCAATATTTCTGGTGATGCTAAAGCTCGTTTGTTGATTTAAGAAATGATTGAAAATTTCTTTTCGTTCCCAATTATTAATATCAATTTTATTGAATTTCATCTTACTAAAGCCTCCTAAAATTTAAAATCTAGATAATTTTAGGAAGCTAATTTGACTGCTTTTTTCATAAGATCATTCCTTTAATTTTATATAAGTCAATCTTAACATATTATTACGGTTTCGATTATTAATTTAGATTAGCATAGCGAGCTTAAACTGCTAATCAAAAAACTACTGCACAATATGAGAAATCGTCTTCAGGAAGGGCATCTTTGAAAAATTCTAATATTTCTTCGCCGAAAAACACAATAGATAATAGTATTAGTACAATTAAAACGGCTCACTAAAGTCTGGATGTCATCACTTGATACAAGGGTTCGTAAGTCACATAGAAAGCTGATAAAGATGGCTACTAACATTATGGTAAATGGAAATCAAAAGCACCAAGGTTATGGGGCATTGCATCGATGGATAGTCAGTGTCGCTGGCACAAAATATATATGGAATGGCAAGTTACCAGAGTATCGATGAGGCAGAGACTACATGGACGATATCTACCAAAAGCAATCGGCTGTTCGTATTGATGCTTATATGTCTGATTTAGGGTTAAATTACAAACAAGCTTTTAATAAGGCGTACAAAGAGGTGAAGCCTTCACGTGTTGTAGTACCATTCGTAAGTTACGAGGAATGGAGTCAACAATTTAGCAGTAGAGGGTGAGTGTAGTTGGATAGGAAGTAGTTATTCCTAGGAATAAGTTTTTAGATATTTATGTTAAAAACGATATTGAAAATTAACACTTAAAAATCGTAAAGACATGTCGGAAATGGTACGCTTGACATAACAGTAATCATAGTAACTATTTCGTACCGTATTGTTAAAAAACAAAATGTAAATTCGTAGCTTAGGAAAGGATGTGTGATATATGGACAAAAGAAACTCAATAATGGAAACATATTTTAATACAAAGGATATTGCTAAACGTAATGTATTATTAAAACAATTAGTATTTGACTTGCCTGAGAACGGAAAGGACTTTTTTCTCAAAGTATATAAAAAAGAGAGATATTTGGATATGCGGCTAACTGCGATTAGAGGATATGCTGCCTATGCAAGCGAAGAAGAAGTTGCGATTTTAATGAAAAAGATGTTGGAAATCTTAAAAAGGCGACCAGAAAGTACACCATATAATTATCAGGAATACGAAATCTTGCGTTCATCTTTTCTGATACCTTATTTATTGGAAAAATATCAATACGACTGTTTCAAAAAATTTAATGAACAGTTAAAAAAACAGTACGACGCTATGCCTGAAGTTTTCAAAGGAATTTTTACATGTGACGATAAAGGGGAACATATTCAACTAATTTCCCCAGCAGTAGTACGGAAAAAGATTGAAGATTTCATGCATGGTGAAGGATGTATCTAATGGATTTTGCACCCAAATGATAAATTGGAGATTTATGGATTTATTTCCTATGTTAGTCTAATAGCTATTGTAATTATATCATCTCGCATTGCACATTCAACCTTTGCAAAGAAGGAAGATTGGGTAGGAAAGCTGTTAACAAGTGTGTTTGCTAATATAGGTATGTTTACTTTTGTCATGGGTCTATTTAGAAGGATGGAAAAGAGCGAGTGAATTGCTGTCATATGGAAATGTATTAATTGCTATAGGTTCATTCGCAATGATATTTTTTATTGCCTTTTTTATAATTTTTGGATAGTCAATAAAATAATAAATGAATAAAAGACAACTGTGTGTGTGAACTGCCCCGTAAAGTTAGATTGATGTTTAACTTTTACTGGGCAGTTCTAATAAAGTGATGAGTGGTTTTTCTCAATTATATTTATTGAAAACTTATAAACTAAAACCTTTTTTTGCTTTGAATTCCATTGTTAAAAAAAATTACATTTTTGATTTCCAGTACCTGACCAGTATCTTTTATTTTTAAACTTTTGTACCCCAAATAAGTGGGGTACAACGGGTAAAAACAGAAAAAACATTTTTCACCAAATATTTTTCTGAATCTAATTTCAAATTTTTTTAAATTACAATTTATTAACTTTTTCTAATCAGTAGAGCAAAAACCCCACCAAATCAACACTTTTGCGCTATAATGTAGGACGAGGTGAAGAAAATGTTTGTGAGTGAGAAACAGATTGAAATACGGTATGCAGAGACAGACCAAATGGGCGTGGTGTACCATGCAAACTATATTATTTGGATGGAAAAAAGAATAAAACGTTGATATATAAGGGAGGGGAGGGGTCACAGTAAAAGCGAACCCCAAAAAGTACCCCAATTTGATGAAATATTGCTATTAACTTATATTTCATCCATTTGCAAACTGATTCATTAAATCAATGGATTTAATTTCATCTTTCTCAAATGAATGTACGTATACTTTTAATATAGTATTTGGGTTATCTCCAAGTATTTTTGCTACTGTAACAAGTGTTTCACCGCGCGCCAGTAAAATAGAAGCAACTGTATGTCTTAATCCATGTGGAGATATTCTTCTTAAGTTATATTTAGTACAAATCATGTCTAATGCATCTTCGACATAAGTTAAACCGATTGGGTTGCAACCTTGTCTTGAAATAAAAACAAAATCCTCGTCTTTATGCTGCATACTGTTTTCCCATTTCTTCTTTATACACCAGGCTTTATAAATTTTTAACTGCGAATATAATTCATTATTCATACTAACTTTACGGTAACCGTTATCGCTTTTTGGCGGTCCAAGCCCTGTTCTTGTTCGAGCTTTATTAATCGTAATAGACTTTGTTTTAAAATCAAGGTCATTCCATGTTAATCCCATCATTTCGCCTTTTCGCATTCCGGTCATTGCTAAAGTAAGAATAGCAGTATATCTAGTAGTAGGATCGTTATCTTTCACGCATGATAGAAAAGTTTTTAATTCTTCCTCAGTATAAAAATTTTCTTTATCTCCAGTGGGTGCAGCGCTAAAATCCATCTTCTTAAAACGATCTTTCGGTAGGATTTCTTCCTCTACAGCGTAAGATACAGCAGACTTGAAAACTCTAAATATCCCTTGAATGGTTGCACGTTTTAACTTATAAGAGACTAACTTATCAATTAATTCCCTTTGAAGAGTCATTTTTGTGAGTTTCTGTAACTTGTGATGGCCGATAAGTGGTTTTATATGATTCTTATATGACTCTTGATAATGTATATACGTACCAGGACGCCATACACTTTTCTTCATATCAAACCAAATGTCCATCCATTGAGCGACAGTTAAATTTGCATTTTCTACATATCTATCATTTCCGTCTAATATATTTGCTTTAACTTCAATCAAAGCACGCTCAGCTGCTTGTTCAGTATCAAAACCTTGTTGAGATTTTTCTTTTCGCTTTCCAAATCTATCGTAGTATTTGTAGCGAAAGGCGAACTTCTTTTCATTTTCCGAATCTTTGTACCAGTAAATGCAGTCTTTCTTTGTGTTATAAAATTTTTTTCTAACCATAGTTGATTTCCTCCGATTAGCACGAGCAGGTACAAAAATGAAGAAAATCTTTAGCATCACTCCTTTCAAAATAGGAATATATGTTCTTTTTTAGGTATTAAAATAGCTCCTTATACTTCAACTTTACCAGCTCTACTGGTACTTGATGTATAGAAGCTATATCATATATAGTCATCTGATCGTATGATTTAAATAAATCTTCATCTGGAATTAATAATTCAGCAGCAAAACGGTTAGCTTCTCGTTCTATTTTATCCACAGAAAACAAAGTATTTTGGCGCATGAAAGGGGTGTTTAATCTAGGGTGTAAAGATGCATGGCCTAGTTCATGCGCACAAACTAATAATTTAAGTTGGTCATCAAGGTTACAATTAATAACTATATATTGGTTACGTCGATCATATTTGTAATAACCCCGGATTTCTTCATGTAAATTATGAAACAGGACATGTATATTTAAATATTCAGCCAAATCATATGGACAATCTGTTTTAAATTTTTGTTTAAGGAATATCACTTTTTCTCTAATCCACATGTAATCACTTCTCTTTTTCTATCTTTCGCATGCCCAGCCGTCTTTGTCACGATCGTGTTTAGAAGCGTAAGCAGGGTGGTCTTGGCCTACACCTGAAGGATATACTTTTCTTAACTCTGTGCAATTTTTATAATATTCATATCCACCACCAGAAGAAGTTGTGGATGTTGTATTGGTAGTATCGCTAGAGTTGTTAGTTGTAGTTACCGTTGGGGGTGAATCTAAGTCCCCTTTAGTTGTACCTTCGGCACCATAAGCCCATAAACCTTTATTTTGATTACGTGCTTCACTCGCAAAAGTAACAAAATATTCACTGTAAGTCACGTCTGGATTGTAAGTAGAAGGTTCTGCATAACCATCAAGTACTAGCTTTGCATTGAACATTTTTGATCGAATTTCAATTTCGTTATTTATATCACTTGGTATATCAGTCCAAACTAATCTTAAAAGTCTGCCGTATTGATCTGTTTCAGATACATCCTTTTGTAAGTAAACTTGCTTACCTTCTAAATGAGATTTAGTAAAATCACTCGCTTCTGTTCCATAGGTTTCAGTTCTAGTAGTAGACTCTGGTGTATTAACTCCAATTAATCGAACTTTATTTCCATCAGATAGTTCAACAGTGTCACCATCAACTACTCTTGAAACTGTAGCAGTTACTAACCCTAGGTTAGATAATTTTTCTATTAATTGTTGTTCTTCTTCGGCTTTTTTCTTTTCTTGCTCCTGTTTTTTGATTTCTTCTGATGATGGTTTATTATCAGCGGCGATAACAGGTAAAATTTCTTTTGTATTGTCATCTTTAGCTACTTTTTCAATTGAGACTGTATCTTTCTCTTTTTCTACTACTTCTGTTGTAGGTTCTGTGAGAATAATTGCAGTAATCCAACTAAAAGCAAAGCCAGCTGCTATTATAAGTCCTGGTCTCGAGAATGTAACTTTTCCTTTATTTTGTTGAATTTTTTGATATGTTCCAAATACTATTAATATAATTCCAATCCAAACAATAGGCGATACTCCTACTAAACTAAGTGTTACTAAAGAGAAGAACAGTAATAGGATCCATTTTATTGCTTTCATTATGCACCTCAAGACTTCAGTATTTTTTCTTTTTCAATTAAAAATTCTTCTTCTGTTAGAATACCTTGTTCTTTTAATTTAGCTATTTTTTCTAGAGTAGCATATTTATCAACATTTTTAGATTTAGCAGAAGGATTCCTACTAATAGATGCATTTCTTAATAGATTAATTTGTTTTGTGACAACATCAACAAATTGATTAAAACGATCATTCGAAATAATATCATCAAACCTTTTACGACTTCTTCCCATATCAATATAAATAACTTTTTCATTAAAACGTTCTGTTGCTTGCCCTATACCATTCATTTTTCTGTAATCGAATTCTTCAATGAATTGTCCATACCCAGCACCAGAAGAAACAAATACTAGTCGTTGATCAGTAGCAATTAACAACCCTTTTATTTCTCGTTTTTTTGTTTTGTCATATTCAGCTTTTATAGAATGTAAAACCTTTTCATTTGGCTGCAAGACAAAACTTTCAAAATAGTGAATGGTTCCTTTAAGTAAAGAGAAATCTAAGCCTGTTCCAAAGCCAAGTCCAATGTATTTTTCTTGTAATGCTTTTTCTTGAGATTTTTTTGCATCACGTTCACGCTGTTTTTCTTCAAACTCTTGTTTACGTAATTCCTCTTGTCTCTTCATTTCTTCTTGTTTTTCCATCTTTTTAATACGATCAGCCTCAAGTTCCTCGGGTGTTTTATCTTGTGTTCCTAATAGTTTTTTTAAGAAACTCATATGCCCAACCCCTCCATAAAAGTATAAATATTACAATGATAATTGTGAAAAAAAGGCCATTATCGCCTTTTATTTTTTATACTTGCCAGGTGTGTACTTTTTATTTATGCGCTGCGTTTGTCTAAAAATATGTTCCATTGATTCAATTAGTGATTCTTTAGCCTCCTCGGACATTGGTTCGCCATCAAAAGCAAGACCATCACTGTTTTCAATTTCTTGGCGAAATTTTTCTAAACGTTTAGCGATGTCGTTTTCATCTTTCTGCAAGGGCATATCATCTTTAATAAAAATATCAGATGTTTTCCCTAATATGTAATCACTAGAACAAGACAATACTTCTGATAATCTCGCAATATCATCCGCACTTGGTTCTGTATAACCACGTTCCCAATTTGAAATAACTTGAGGGGATACAGAGATTTTATCAGCGAGTTGTTGCTGTGTATAATGTGCATTTTTCCGGAGTTCTTTTATGCGAGAACCTATTATATCACTCATCTAAACACCTCTTTTCTATAATTGAAGAATACCCAAAACTAACGGAATTTGATATGTTATTAACGGAATTTGAGAAAAATAATATAAAAATAGTTGACATTAACGGATTTCGTTAGTATATTGTTATCAACGGATTACGTTAGTTTGAAAGAGGTGATAAAATGGTTTACGAGAATGTAAAGAAAATTCGTGTAGCACGAGGGATTACTAAAAGACACTTAGCAAAAGGTATTAACGTTACAGAAATGACTTATGGCCGTATTGAAAACGGAACAAGTAAGTTAAGTGCGGAACACTTAAAAGTAATAGCTACATTATTAGGTGTGCATGTAGCAGTTTTTTTTGAAGATAAACTAACGGATTCCGTTATAAATGAAATTGAGAATGTCTCTTTTCAAGTAGAAAGGCAACTAGCGTAAGTTCTTATCTATCAGTCGTAAAAGGAGGGTAAAAAACATGAATCAATTACAAGTAATTCATGAACAAGAAGTCTTAACAAAAAAATTTAAGGTCTATGGTTCTCCAGAAAGTCCATTGTTTCTTGCAAAAGACGTTGCTGATTGGATTGAACATAGCAACACACGAATGATGCTTAAATCAGTGGATGATGAAGAAAAGGTAGTAAACAATGTTTACACCCTTGGCGGAACCCAAGAATCCTGGTTCTTAACAGAAGATGGTTTATATGAAGTTTTAATGCAATCACGAAAACCTATCGCTAAACAATTTAAAAAACAGGTCAAAAACATTTTAAAAGAAATTCGTCTAAACGGTGGTTTTATCGCTACCAATGAAGATGACGATGAAATGACAATTTTAGCGAAAGGTTTTCTTATCGCTCAAAAAACTATCGAAAGTAACAAGAAAAAAATAGTTGAGCAACAACTTATTATCGAAGCGCAAAAACCAAAAGTGCTATTTGCTGAAGCGATACAAGCAAGTCATACATCAATTTTAATTGGTGATTTCGCCAAAATTCTAAAACAAAACGGTGTAGATGTTGGGCAAAAACGTCTATTCGAATGGCTTAGAGAAAATGGCTATTTAATCAAGCGTAAAGGTTCAGATTTCAATTCACCAACTCAAAAGTCAATGGAACTAGGTTTGTTCGAAATTAAAGAAACACCTATCCATCACACTAGTGGGGAAATCAGCATTAGTAGGACAACAAAAATCACAGGTAAAGGACAAGCCTACTTTATTAATAAGTTTCTCAAAAAGGTGGTTGCTATATGATACGAGATCAAACCAAAGATGAAGTAACACTTTTTTGGGATATAGATGATATCGTTCGAGAAACACGATACAAAAAAACTTTTCTAGAAGCTAATCTACTCTGTGATCCAAGAGTTAAACGTTACGAAAGAAAGCCTAAACCACGCAGTAAAAGAGTTTGGTTAGCAGAACCAACAAAAGAAACAATTAAAAATATCATTATGAATGAATGGAATTAAAAATAAAAAAGCACGAGCAGGTGCAATTAAATAGGAGAGGCCAGGGCAAATGGCCTCAAGATAAATCAAACTACCAATCTAGTAGAAATCGAGAGGTAGGGGCAAATCTACCTCTTAACCATTATTATACAGGGAATTTATACAAAGTGCGGTCTCTTACAAGTTAACTTTTCAATAAAATGTGACTTTATATAAAAGAAAGGAATGGAAATATGACTGTTACTGGAAATTTAGTTGGCGAGGTAATGAAAGAAATTAGGGGCGACGAAACACAATTAAGATTCGGTTTTGACTTCGGTGTAGGGAGAGAGGCTATCTCCAAATATGAGAACGGCCGTAGTAAGGTGCCAGCAGATATAAGCAAAAGTATCGTAGAGAAATTCGATGATCCTAAGTTTGCACTAGCAGTGCAGCACCAATATACAGGCACTGGACCAATTTGGCTAAACGGCCCAAACGTAGACCTCCATCGCTGTAGTGTACGTGAGAAAACAATAGAAGAACTCCAAGAAGCCTTGGATGCCATAACTAGTACAAGCTTAGCCAAACCAAGCGATGCCATCGAGCATTATGAGCGAAAAAACATTATGGACATGATCGAAGAGGCAGTGGAGGCAGCTACAGCACTAGCGAATTTTATCGCAGTAACAACCGAGCACCTTGGTATCAGTTACACAGGTGTATGGATGGACCATTACAAATATCTTCAAAAGGTAGGATTTATCAAATGAATATAGATGAACAAATTGAACGTGAAATAAGATGTATCGAAGATTTAACAGTAGAAATCAGAATGCTTGCTAGAAAGGGTCAACTCAACATAGCAAAACAACTAGAACGAGACCTACATAATTCATTGGATCAACTAGAGAAACTTCATAAGCGAAAAGAGTTATGGGCAACGGTTGCTGATTTAAACCAACGAGGAATACTTGTTCAGGTGGTGAAGAAACTTGCGCATCAAGCCTAGAGCGTGGCGACATATGACGCTAAAACAGAGGTTAATTTATGTACATTTCTTCTGTGATAAGAGGGTGTTGGAGAAGTTAAATGGCAATAAAAAAGCTGCTTAATCTTTGCGGGATTAAACAGCGAGACAACATATACAAATCTATTATATCACACTATCAGACGTTTGCGAGTGTTATCTCGCTCTCGTCAAGCAGCTTACAGCACCGTCTCCCTACGGTTATGCTTTGCCACTGTAAGTTGCTTGATGGGACTAGCAATCTATTTATAAAACCTAGCACAGTACGCCATGACCATTTGCGAGCGACAGCCGACGGCCCCAGTTGCGATGACAGTTTTGTAAGTAGATTGGTGGATATCCATCAAAAAAACCACTGCGCGAACAGTGGTCTGTAAAAACAATATTTATATCATTCTACCACAGGAGGGCAAAAAATATGAAGAAAATTGAGTTAGTCGTTTTAAAACTACGTGATTTCAAGGGGATTAAATCGCTAGACATTCAATTAGACGGTGGTAACGCACAGATTTTTGGTGACAACGAGGTAGGGAAAACAACAACGTTTGATGCGTTTTTATGGCTGTTATTCGATAAGGACAGCAACAACAAAAAGGATTTTGCTATCAAGACATTAAACGGTGATGGATCCGAGCGACATAACCTTGAGCATACAGTCGAAGGAACATTTTTAGTAGATGGAGTACCAATCACTTTAAAGAAAATCTACAAAGAGGTTTGGACTAAAAAACGTGGTGCTGCCAACAAAGAATTTACAGGTCATACCGTAGATTACGCGGTAAATGATGTACCTCTTAATAAGAAAGAGTACACAGCGAAAGTTGCGGAAATCGTTGAAGAAGAAGTGTTCAAACTTTTAACATCACCAACTTACTTTAACCAGATGAAATGGCAGGATAAACGTAAGCTACTTTTAGAAATATGCGGTGATATTTCGGACGATGATGTTATTGCATCGAACAAGGCTTTATCAAAGCTTAACGACTTATTGAATGGCAAGTCGCTAGAGGATATGAAGAAAATCATTGCCAGCAAGAAAAAACACATTAATGAAGAGTTAGAAAAGATCCCTGTTCGTATTGATGAAATCAATAAGATGATGCCAGAAACAACGGTAGATATTGAAACAATGCGACAACAGGTGTCTAAGATTGAGGCGAATATTGAGGAATTACAGGAGCAAAAAATCCGCGTGAAGAACGGTTCATCAGTACTCGATAAACAACGCCAGTTGCAAGAATTAGATATGAAGATCAGTGATCTAAAACGTTCATTTGAAACAGATAGCATGCAAGAAGTATATAAGGCTCAAGCCAAGTTTCAAGAAGTTCAAGGAAACACTCAAATCATTAATAGCAAGCTACAGCAGGCTACAAACAATCGGAAATTTAAAGTAGATGAAGCGAATCGTATTCTTAATGATATTGGTAGATTAACGAAAGAGATGGACGATCTACGTGAGAAGTATTTTGCAGTTGATAAAGAACAGTTCCAGTTTGAAGATAACTGTGAATGTCCAACATGTAAGCAAGCTTTACCTATTGAACAAGTAGAGGCTGCTCGTAATGAAGCTCAAGCCCAGTTTAATGAATTTAAAACAATTCGCTTGAAAGATATTCAGCGCGAAGGTGGCATTCGTAAGGAAAAGGTTGCTGAATTAAATGCACGCTTAACTACCTTAAATAATGAACATGATGTCATTTTAGCAGAAATGAACAAGTATCAAGATGATTTAGTGGTACAAGACAAAGAGTTGAAGAAAGCTCAAAAGGCACTTGAAACCGCACAATCATCAGTGAAGGACGTTACAACGACTGATGAATATAAATCTATAAATCTACAAATTGAAACGTTACAGGCAGAGATTAAGCAATTAAACGAGCATGCATACGAGGCTGTTGCTGGTATTGATGAAGAAATTGATAAGCTCAATCTTGAGCGCAAAGAGTGCAATAGCGCTATTGCTCAACACGCAAATATTGAAGCAAGTAAGGAACGCATTATCGAGCTGGAAGATCAGCAAGTAAAACTTGCTCAAGAGTATGAAAAGCTAGAGCAAACATCCTTTTTAATAGAAGAATTTATTCGTACAAAGGTAAACATGTTAACGGATCGCATTAATAGCAAGTTCAAATATGCACGATTCAAGCTCTTTGATACTCAAGTAAATGGTGGCCTTAACGAAGTATGTGAAACAACATATAAAGGCGTACCATACGGCACAGGCCTTAACAATGCAGCAAAAATAAATGTTGGCTTAGACATCATTAATACTCTATCTGCTCATTTTGGTATTCAAGCACCAATTTTCGTGGACAATGCCGAAGCTGTAACCAAGTTTATTGATGTGGATACTCAACTTATTAGTTTAGTAGTTTCAGAGAAGGACAAGCAGTTACGAGTTGAAGTCGAAGGTCAACAACCAATACTTAAGGAGGCAATTTAAAAATGACAAATGCAGTAATGACGTCGCCTATCAAATTTGAAGTAAATGGTGAAGAAGTAAAACTATCAGGCAATACAGTAATGCAGTATCTAGTACGTGGTAACGGAAGTGTAAGTGAACAAGAAGTAGTTATGTTCATGAATCTTTGTAAATTCCAAAAGCTAAATCCATTTTTAAATGAAGCATATTTAATCAAATTTGGTTCAAGTCCAGCACAAATTATTGTATCAAAAGAAGCGTTCATGAAACGTGCGGAGGGTCACGATAAATACGAAGGATTTGAGGCAGGAATCATTGTTGAGCGAGATGGTCAATTAGTCGAAGTTGAGGGTGCTGTGAAGTTAGATAAGGATAAGCTTATTGGTGGATGGTGCAAGGTGTACCGAAAGGACCGAAAAGTGCCTGTTATTACAAAAATAGATTTCAAAGAGTTTAGTAAAAATCAAGCTACGTGGAAAGATATGCCGATGAATATGATTCGTAAATCGGCAATTGTAAATGGTCTACGTGAAGCATTCCCAGAAAGTTTGGGAGCAATGTACACAGAAGAGGATAAGGGTGCACAATCTGTTGAAATGAATGTAGAACAAGAAATAAAGCAAAATGCTAACACTGAGGACCTTGATATTAAATCAGAAGATCCAAGTTTGACGCCTGAACACAAAGAGATTATCGATGCCACTTTTGAAGAAGTGTTTCCAGAAGAACAAAGCGATGGACCAGGGTTCTAATGATTCAAATCAAAACTCTAGCAACTGGCAGTAAGGGGAATTGCTATCACATTACAGATGGTAGCACCCCTCTACTCCTAGAGTGTGGTATCAGCTTCAAGGACATTCAGAAAGGTGTCAATTTTGAGATTTCTAGCCTTGGTGGTGTACTTGTTACCCATGAGCATAAAGACCACTGTAAAGGCGTGGAATCAGTGTTAAATCGAGGACTTGATGTTTACATGTCACAAGGTACTAGAGAGGCATTATCGCTTGAACATCATCGAATTAAAACAGTTAAAAGCAAAGATCAGTTTAGAGTAGGTTCATGGACCATATTACCCTTTGATGTGCAGCACGATGTAAATGAACCGTTAGGTTTCTTATTACAAAGTGATAACGGTGGAAAGCTACTATTCGCTACTGATACCTACTATGTGAAATACCGATTCAAAGGTTTAACTCACATCATGATCGAGTGTAATTACGACCAACAAACTCTAGACGAAAACGTAGACAGTGGCCGAATACATCCAGCCATGAAAAAGCGTGTCATGAGATCGCATTTCAGTTTAGAAAACTTACTAGAGTTCTTTAAAGCTAACGACTTATCAAAGGTCGAAGAAATACACTTATTGCATTTATCCGATGGCAACAGCAACATGGAGCGCATCTTTAAAGCAGTAGCAAGGGCAACTGGCAAGATGATTTTTATTCCTTAGGAGGAAAATAGAATGATGAAAATTGGAAGTATAGAATGGTTTGAAAAATTAAACGAAATGACGAAATTCCCTTCGTATTTTGCTTTTTATCTTTTACAAAAGGATGATACGAAATCGATTGCTGTAAAAATTGTTGAATCAAAGGCGAAAGATGCAGACGGCATTAAATACGGAGCATTAACACCTACACTAGCATTGCTTTTAACTGGAAGTAGTATTGCATTAATCGATGTAAGTAATGTTAATGATGCAAATGAATACTACAAGAAAATAAAAACATTGACCGACAAATGGGACATTGAAGTCATCGATGAAAAAGATATGGTAGTTTAATAAGTCCTTATGTGAATTTTGTGAATAAGTCTGTGATTAAAAATTTGAATATTGAAAATATGGAGGGCAAACCATGAAAGTATTTCAACAAAACATCTTTGGTGGAGAGGATGAAATTATTTCTACTGTTCCTGTCATTGTGTTAAAGCACAAAGAAAAAGAAGGACTTTATCTAGCTGCAGATATCGAAGTAGCAGATTTCAGCGATCCAGATGGTGATATCACGATGGACGATATTCAAGATGCTTTCATCATAGTTCGGGATGATCGTCAAAAGCCAGGACAATCAGAAATTGATGAGGTAATAGCACATTCAGAGGCACACAAAGCTTACATGCTTGAAAAATTCGGTGATAGAGCTTCCATCAGTTACGATGTCGCAAAATGGCTCGAAACATATGAGCCAGTCAACATTGATATGCCAGTAGATAAGTTCAATGAGGCAGCATATGTAAACGACTGGGAGCCAGTCAAAACGTATTAGGAGGGGCGAGGGCAAATGGCTAAATACAGATACGTCTACACAACTTTTTGGAACGATCCTCGTGTAGTTGAGGAAATGACAGCAGAGGACAAGTACTTCTTCCTGTATTTGCTGACAAATGAAAGTACGACTCAGATTGGTATCTATCAAATTACTAAAAAACAAATAGCTTTCGATATGGGCTACTCAATGGAAAGTGCTGGTGCCTTACTACAACGCTTTAGGGACCATCACAAGATTATTAAATACAATGAGGAAACTCGTGAAATAGCTATTAAAAACTGGGGGAAATACAACCTGAATCGTGGGGGCAAACCGATTCTTGATTGTGTGAAATCAGAGTTAAAAGAAGTGAAAGATACTTCATTAATTCGATGGGTAGGCGAAGGAATCTCAAATGATTCTGTACGTATCGTCTACGAGTCGTACTACGATACGTCACACGATACGTATAACGATTCGTCAGAAAATGAAGAATCCAGTAATGATGCGGGTTCTTACGATACGTCAACGATACGTGGACAAAAAGAAAAAGAAAATAAAAAAGAAAATAAAAAAGAAAAGAGAGAAGACAGTCAGTCGTCGGTCTCTTCTCCTACTAATCCTTTTCTTGAAATAAAAAACTTCTTTGACTCAACCATCCGAATTAGCAACTTTACAGACCACAAAAAAATGGACATGCTACTTGAGTTTTATCCAGATCATTTACTAATCATCGAAGCTATAAAGGTCACAGCTGATAACGGAAAATCAAATATCGAATATGTAGAAGGTATTTTGAAAAATTGGGCTATTGAAAAAGGCATTAATACTTATGCAGACTGGCAATTAAAGGAGGCTAAGCCTAATGGAATCGCTAAAGGACACAATGCAAACAAACAGATTTCAGCAAATTCTAAAGTTCATGCAGGAACAGGCATCGATGCCTTCTATGAGCAACTCGAACGAGACAAACAAGCCTGGGGAGGATAAGTGCCCTAAATGTAATGGAACAGAGTTCGTTTTCTCTCATTACGAAGAAAAAGGGAACCAAAAATACGAGATTCATAAGCCTTGTGATTGCCGAGAGGTTAATAGTTGGAAACGTAGATTTAAGAATGCATTGATTCCAGAGGAATTTGTACATGCCAAATTTGATAATTATGTTCGAGAAACGGATATGCAACAGCGAATGTTCTCAATGATTAAAGGCTACTTAGAATCATTCCCAGTAGATCGTGAGGCACTTAAAAAGGAAGGGGCTCAAAACATCGGTTTTATAGCAACTATAGGTGAGCAAAGGATTCGTTCTTTACCACCTAATGAGCGCCTTGAACTAAAAAACAGACATAACAACTTCGGTATAGGTAAGACGCATTTACAAATTGCTTTATCTAAACAATTGATTAAAAAAGGCTTTAATGTGCTGGTGGTATCAGACGTTTCATTCATGGATGAAATGATGGCTGCTAAACGAATGGACGATAATAGCGAAACGTATTACGGGCTATTGAACAACGTTTTATCAGCAGATGTTCTCGTTTGGGATGATGTTGGAAAAGCAAAGTGGACAGAAGCTCGCGAAGGTTTGTATTACCACATTATTGATGAACGTTATAAACGTAAATTACCGATCATTTTTAACAGCAATGAGGATAGAGCTACTATAGCCGAGCGAATTGGATATGCAGGGGCTAGTAGATTGCTAGATAAAAACGGTGAGGTTTTAGAAACGGAAGGTATTGATTGGCGATTGAAATAAGTGAGGGGCAACAGCCCCTTGATGGAGGGTGAAGGGATGAGCAAAGACTTATATACAGCAGCTATTGAAATAGGCGGCATGTATTGGAACATTGCAATGGATCATCTTTACCGAGAACTTGAAGATTTCAATAAACAAAATTACAAAGGCGCTGCGATTGATATTGCTTTAGAAACTAAGAACCGTGAGGCTTTTAACAAATTAGTGGGGAGTGAATGAGGGATGAAGAAAAAACCACTACCTGAAGCTAGAGAGTTATCGGGTATCGAATTAGCAATGATTGCTATAAATCTAGAAAAACAGAAAGAGGAAATTGAACGACTTCGTAAAGCACTAGAAAAAGTCATGGAAGTTGAAGCGCCTATCATGGAAGGTTGGGAAACACCAGCTTATAAAATTGCACGAGAAGCTCTAGGGGGTGAAGCAATATGAATCCGACATTTTTAGGCTTTGGTGTTACACCGTATGCAGTCATTATCTGGCGTGATGGGGATGAAGCTAAGTCCAAAACAATTTGTTATGACGAGCTGGAGGTACAAGTTGCGCTGGCTATGCATGCTGATCCGAAAGGGTTTTATCACCAGTATGAGCCAAGGGTTTACTATACGGCACAAGAACAGGAGTTGATCGCATGAGACGACGTAACGGCATTCCAATTGACATTCCTAGTGCTCGTAAGTCAGTACCGAAGGTTAAAGTACAAAAGCCAAATGAATACAACCAGTACAACGTGTATGCGACTATGTTCAAGTTTGAGGATGGAATTAAGATATGGACCATGGTTCCGTTGATGCATCCAAATTTCAAAGCTTTGAAAAAAGAAGGTTATCGAATCACGGAGAAGTGGGATAAGAGGGAGGTTTCGGCATGAGTAGAGAGATTAAGTTTCGTGTTTGGTTAAAAGGACATATGGTTTACATTACACCTGATGATGACTATTTCATTGATGGCGATGGTAGGTTAGTGAAGATTGAGCAGATTGAAAACGGCTGTAACTATCAAGGGTTCGAAGATTATGAATGTCTCCTTATGCAATTCACAGGTTTAAAGGACAAGAACGGCAAGGAGATTTTTGAGGGGGATATTGTTCAGCAAAATTACAAAGATATGTATAACCAAAACCAAGCGTTTGTGGGTGAAGTAGTTTATTCGGATTGTGTCTATTGGTTAAAAAATGGTGGCGAATACACCTTCTTGTATGACGAATACAGAATATATGAATCCATAGTTATTGGCAACATTTACGAGAACCCTGAACTATTGGAGGGAACAGCATGAACCAGACACAACTAATCGGGCGATTAACAAAAGACCCAGAGCTTAAATACAGCCCGTCAGGTGTCCCTATAGTGCGATTTACACTAGCTGTTAACCGAGAGATGAAAAGAGATGAAGCAGATTTCATTAATTGTATCGCTTTTAATAAAGTTGCTGAAAGTCTAGCAAACTATCAAAAGAAAGGTAGTCGAATAGGGGTTGTTGGGCGCATTCAAACTGGTAGTTATGAAAATCAACAAGGGCAAAGGATTTTCACTACTGATGTTATTGCAAGTAACATCGAGTATTTAGACACTCGTTCTGACAGCACAGGAGGCTCGCAAGGCGCATCAAACTACGAATCTAGTACAAATACAGGTGGACAGTATCAAGGCAGTTCACAGGGGCAATATGGCGGTAATAACAACCAACCGAGTTATACAAGAGCAGATGAAGATCCGTTTGCAAATAGCAAGGGACCGATTGAGGTAAGTGAGGATGATCTCCCATTCTAAATAATTAATTGAGGTGATACACATGCCGACATTAAGAAAAATCACCAAGGCTAGGACATCGAGAGAATTAGAACGTTTGGTTACGGATGATACGGAGAGAGGTTGGATGATAGCAAGTAGAATGAATTACATTTCTGCTGATCCACGACCTTATCAAATATTATTGGAATTTAACACAGATAATGAGCGAGTAAGTATATAACGAACACGCTGCTGGTAGAACGGCATTAGGTTGTTTTATCAGCAAACTTCTAAGAGTGCTGACAGGAGGGCAAACATGAACGTACTCACATTTGAAATACCAGGAGATGTGCAAGCACAACAACGACCACGAGTAACACGAAATGGCACATTTGATCCAAAGGAATCCAAAGACTATAAATCATTCGTAAGATTGGTCGCTTCGCAGGTAGCGCCAGAAACCCTAATAACAGAAGATATAAAGCTAACTATCGATGTTTATCGTAAGATGCCAAAAGCTATCAGCAATAGCAAAAAAAGCTACAGCAGGCGTTAAATGGTGAGTTACGACCAACAACTAAACCAGACATCGACAATCTGGCAAAAGGCATTAAAGATGGTCTAAGTAAGGTTATATGGCGTGACGATAGCCAAGTGACAGAGTTAGTTGCTCGTAAGTGGTATTCGGATAATCCAAGAGCAGAGGTGACGATTGAATGGCACCAAAAGTAGAGAATCGATACATCTTATTCACTGGTGAGGTTCATGAATCGGTTAAGTTTGATTTCACCATACAACAGATCGGAAGCTTCATAGCTATGTGGAATCAAGGATATCCAATTAACGAGATAGCTCAGAAGCTTAATGCGAGTAAGGTGAGTGTGGCTTTAATTGCTATGGACCTTGAAATGGCAGGACGGATTGGGCCAAGGGCTGGCGGGTTGTTAGGGAAGAGGAAAGTGGTTAGTTGAAAGAAAATGTGCAGAAACGGAGGTAGCTACAATGAAACAATTAAGCCTATTCAGAGAAATAATTGTAGACAATTTTGCTGGCGGTGGTGGGGCAAGTACAGGTATTGAAATGGCTACAGGGATGAGCGTAGATATTGCAATTAATCATGATCCTGCTGCGATTGCAATGCACAAAGCGAATCATCCAGAAACAGAGCATTACTGTGAATCGGTCTGGGACGTGGACCCGAAAGAAGCAGTAAAAGGTCGGAAAGTAGGTCTGGCTTGGTTTAGCCCTGATTGTAAGCATTTCTCCAAAGCAAAAGGTGGTAAGCCTGTTAATAAAAAAGTACGTGGATTAGCTTGGATTGCTGTCAAGTGGGCGATCGCTGTGCGTCCTCGGGTGATTATGCTGGAGAATGTAGAAGAGTTTAAAACTTGGGGGCCATTATTAGAAAATGGTAAGCCTGATCCAAAGAGGAAGGGTGAAACATTTCAATCTTTCATTAAATCACTTGAATCATTAGGGTATGAAGTTGATTGGAAAGAAATGAGGGCATGTGATTATGGAGCGCCAACTATTAGAAAGAGGTTGTTTTTAGTTGCTAGATGCGATGGAAAGCCAATTAAATGGCCAGAACCCACTCACGCAGATCCTAAGTTACTGAAAGTACAGGCGAAAAAACTTAAACCATGGAGAACTACGGCTGAGATTATTGATTGGTCTTTACCATGTCCGAGTATTTTTGACTCAAGTGAAAAAATCAAAGAAGAATTTGGACTAAATGTAGTTCGTCCACTTTCAGAGAATACTCAAAAGAGAATCGCTAGAGGAATGCAGCGCTTTGTCATTGATAACCCGAATCCATTTATTGTACGTATAGGACAAACTGGTTTTGGTGGCGATAGATTACAGTACAGTTTAGATCAACCATTAACCACGATTACAACTAAAGCAGAACATTGTTTAGTGGTGCCCTTTCTAACAAGCTATCATTCTGAAACACAACCAAATGAGGTTAGAGGATTAGAGGTTACTAGACCGTTGCACACTTTAGATACTTCAAACAGATTTGGACTTGTTACAGCTCACATAATGGTTAATACAAGTGGACATCCAGGTAGTTCAATAAACGAACCATTGAAAACAGTAACTACAGGTGGGCACCATGCACTTGTCACAGCGTTTCTCGTGAAATATTACGGAAATGATGTTGGCCAATCACTGAATGAACCTTTACACACCATAACTACAAATGATCGTTTTGGATTAGTAACTGTAAAAGGTCGACCATACCAGATTGTTGATATTGGATTTAGAATGTTGCAACCACATGAGTTATACCAAGCACAGGGATTCCCGAAAGCTTACATTTTTGACCAAGACTATGAGAATAATCCTATAAAGAAAAAGCACCAAGTTGCTAAGTGTGGAAATTCTGTTCCTCCACCATTTGCAGAAGCACTTGTAAGAGCAAATTTACCTGAGATGTGCGCAAGTAACAGTCGTTATGCAGTTGGAGTATAGAGGTTACTGCACAATATGAGTAAATATATCTTAAGGCATCAAAGCAACCGACACCATAGCTGAACCACATAGGTTTATCACATGACCAACAATATCAACAATATAATTATTCATTTCAAATTTTAAATCGACCTCCGATTGATTTGTTTTCAGTAGTAACTCTAAACCAATAAAAGCTAAGTATACGGTTGCTAAAAATGGTATGAGGCCTATTAATCCCTTAAGATATATCTACCTCTCATTACAATATAGGTTTGGTAGATAAAAATAGACAATAATGTTTACCAAAAGAAAAAGCCGCAGCGTTTGCAGAAGCTGCGGCATAAAATTAAGCGAAATAATGTTCGAATAGACTTTTAACAAAATCCTCAATACTTTCACGTATAGGATTAATAAGGAGGACTACGCCAGATATCAAACAGATAAGGGCAGATGGAAGTGAACGGATATCAAAAAAACTTTGCAATAGAGCTAGAATTGTTTCATTAAATTTTTCTCTGTAGGCTTCAAAATCACCTGCATTATAAATTGCGCTAGTTAATGAAGGGAAGAATTGAGACATTACAGCTTTAAATTCAGCGTAATTTGCTATAAAAGTATTATAGTCGATCGCAGCTTTAACTCCAATAATTACCAATAAAACACTTACAGGGATATACCAATATTTCATAAAGCTAGCCTCCTTCTTTTCTTTATGTGTACGAATAATGGTTAGTAAAAGTTTCAAAATGTTTCAAAAAAATCAAAAAAACCGCAGCGTCGTCACACGCTACAGCTCGAATTGGTTTATGCCCTTTTAAGACAACTAGTAAAAGTAGTATATCACAACTTAGGAGGGCAAACCTATGTTAACAGGGCAAACAGTAAAAGAAGTATGGTCAGAAGCAGACATCGATTATCTAGTGAAAAACTATCGTTTCTGGAAGAAAGAAATCAATCGGTTAGAAAGAGTATTGTATGGTGGAACATTATCAATGGGATCTTGGGGTGTAGCTCAATACGGAATAGATGCAGCAATGCCAAAAGGAAGCTCTATCCGTAGTGCAGAAGAACTCAAAAGAATGGATGTACGAGAACGTGGTCAAATAGCTCGATTAGAAAAGCTACGTACTTATGTATATGCATTAGAGGTAGCCTACAACCTTATTGATGATGAACAGCTTAAAACGATTTATGATTGCTTACTTGATGGAATGACGTACAGACAAATCGCTGAACATCTATCAGCATCAAAGGATTATGTACGGTTAAAGAAACAAATCATTTTTAGCCAAATTAGCCAAAATAGCCAAGTAAGTACGATTTTGACTTACGAAAAATTTGCAGTGTAAAATGGAGGGGAGGTCGGACAGGTAAATGTTTCTTCACTTGGTATTTATAAAAACCTAAATATTAGGGAAAGACAGACCGACGACCGACCCGCGCTTGACAGACTAGTTCGGAGCGTGACAAACATGGCCGGCCCATATTTTTTAAGAGATATAGGGAAAGGTAAATAAAACTGAAGGAGTGGTTTATATGTGAACTTCGTCCACTTTCCATAGAATTCAGTCAAACTTACTAAAACAAACTTACTACATCAACAAAGTGCACGGAAATGCACTATAAAACTAAGATGCAATTCGTTACAAAATAACGTGGTGTCGCTCTACCACGAGTCGGAAAAGAGCACTCGACAATTTACCACAATATTTAAGCTTTCATCTTAGGATGGAGGCTTTTTATTATTCATTTGAAGGGATGAGGAAGAATGAAATTAAACAATATGCAAGAATTAGAACAGTATGCCAATGCACGATTAGCTAATGATCAACCAATTGAATTGTTCATTGATATGCCTGGATTCGAACAACCAGAATTAATTATTAATCCACCAGCTAATATTGAAAATAAATTAGCCTATTACAAAGCAACATACGACGAAAACTTAGAGCACAAGCATGCTAAAGGTATCCGTATTATTGGTACAGTCTAGCCATTCATTGTGAGTGGCTTTTTCTTTTGCTTTGAAAACTGCATCAAACAGCCAAAACACTACGAGTTGAGAGGGCAGAGTTTGGTGTGGTTTTGAGAGTGAAAAAAACTAGGAAATTTTATCCCTGATGATATATGATGAATTAGGGTGAAAAAATTGATTAAATATGGAAAAGTAGTTTTATATAGTTTTATTTCTTTATTGTTAGTTTTTGCTACTTTATTGCTTACTATTCTAATTATCTATATAGTAAATCAATCATTTGGAGACAAAGATACAATATTAGCAGGGTGTATAGGCTTTGTCGGTGCATTTCTAGGTGGTGTGTTAACATTATTTGGTGTTAGAATGACAATTATGAAGCAGGAAGAGGAAAGAATAAAAGAGAAAATTCACTATAGAGAAATGTTTTATATACATTTACGTGATATGAGAAAAGCATTAAAAAATGCGATAGAAAGTTTTGAGAAAGGTAGCGATGAATCAGAACATTGGTTTTTAGTATCTGATTTTACTATTGTCCCTGATTGGGAAATGAGGATGTTATATTTAGACCACTTGAGTTTTACCGAAAAAGAAACTTTGTCAATGTGGATGAATTTTTTTGAACAACAAATATTATCAACGCCAACAACAGGACAACTTTTAAAATCCAAAAACAAAGAAGTGCCAGATATAGATGAACAAACTAAACTCATTAATATAACAAGAATTAAAGGGATTTATAACAAAGATTTTAATGAAGTAGAAGCTATTTTAAACAAGATAATTAATATGTAACAGAAGCACTGTAAATACAGTGCTTTTTATTTTGCAAAGCAATTAGCATAATGGGGTGATGCCATTGATTGAACATTCATTTAATACAATCACAATAAACATAGGTAGATTACTATAATAATTAGTGGTGTGGATTTATGAGCAAAATCTACATTCTCCACTTTGGTGTTATATAAACTTCTTAAATAATTAAAGATTGCAGAAAGTGATTTAACTTAAATATAATGCAATTCAAGTAGAATGAGTATAATATAATTATAAAAATTACTTTTAGGAGGAAATAATGGGGAATCATGTAACTTTGACGTTTATTGATAATGAAACACCAATTTCTTTTGACTTGAATAAAAACACTTTATTTTTCGGGAATAATGGTAAGGGAAAAACAAGAGTATTAAGAACGATATCATTATTACATGAGTTAATTCAACAAGGGGAAATGAAAGATATAGTAAATATAATTGATAGTATGTATTTAAAAGATTTATACATTAATGATATCAATTATAAAGATTTGTTGGAAAATAATGAACAAATTAAACAAGATAGTTTAGTAACCCTATATAGTTTTATTAAAAAACATAAAAAAGATTATTGGGTAGTTGAAAAAGAAATAAGAAAAGCAAGAAATAATATAGCACACGGCTATATTGGCCACTCTAAATCAACCTATTTTAATTTAAATGTCTTTGAAAGTAGGGAAATGGAAATTTTAAAGGCACTAGCTGCTGGTGAACTAAAAGGGGTAGAATTTAAAAGTTTAAAAGATTTTGAGTACTTTTTAATAAGTATTGAAAATATTCTTAAAGATATACAATATTCCTTCAATATAGATAAATATACTATGAATAATAAAAAAGAAATTGAATTATTTTATAATAAATTAGATTTTGAAATAGGTTTTAAAGTTTTTAATGATATGAAAGAAAAATATTATCTGGAGTTAAAATGGGAAAACGATAGTTCTAAAATTCAATTAGAGAACTTATCAAATATAAAAAATGATATCTTAAATAAATTAGCATCTAAGAGAGCTTATTATATTTCAACTGAAAATATTGAAATACATAAGACGTTTGAAAAAATAGAATCACTAATTCTTTCTGCTAATAGTGGACTAGAAAATTGGTATTGGAACAATTTTGATGAGAAATACTTTTCTAAACTAAAAAAAGAAAGAGATTCGATAATTAATAAATTTGAATGCTTTAATAAGATCATGGTTAAATACGGTAAAATATGTATTTTTTATGATACAAAAAGGGGCCTGCTGTTTAGTAAACAAGATAGAGAACTTTCTTTTGAAAAGTTATCATCAGGAGAAAGGAAACTATCATTTTTGTTTTTAGAAATTTTGTTTAATGATGTAGATATTTATCTTATCGATGAACCAGAAATATCAGTATCATTAAATTTTCAGAATAAATTAGTTATAGATTTAATGGATTTAACTAAGTCAAAAAAATTATTCATTGCTACACATGCTCCTTTTATATTTGATGATTTTAAAAGATTTGAAGGTAATGTTGTAAAGGAAGTGAAATAGTGGATATAAATTATGAAAAATATAAAAATATTTCTAGAGAAATGTTAGATGTAGTAATATATGTTGAAGGAAATAATATAATTTTTTATAAGAAATTGAAAGAACTAGAAAGATATTTTATAGATACCGATAATAAAAATAGTCTGCCAAATGGTAATTGCTGTAGTGAAATAAGACGACAGGTAAGAGAAGACAGAAAACAAGGGAAGAAATCTTATGCAATTTTAGATAGAGATTACAATGATTTAAATTCGTTCGATAATTTTATTTTTCCAATAGATTATTACAGTTTAGAAAATGTCTCTTTATTATTTATGGAAGAATTTAAACCGTTAGAAAACAAAATTATTGATTATGTACAAGAAGATTTTGAAAATCGTAGATTTGAAAATTTAAAATTAATAATAAAAAGATATGATGATAAACGAGTTAGGGATTTTGAAATAGACAATAATGGTAAGGTGCATAGTGACATAGAAAATTACATAAGTAACGTTATTAATAGTAATAATTATCTTCTTAGATATAAGGATTTAAAAATGTTAATTACTTCTTTTGTTTCGTATAATAAACAAAAAAACGGGAAGGAAGCGAACATTAAATATTTTGATGATTTGCCAGAGAGATTACCTGAGAAAAGTATTAAATACCTGTTTGATGATAAAACATATTCAGAAGTTATGAGAGAATTATATTGAAAAATTAAATTGTTACATATTAATTAAATAATGCAAATGGAGGTGGTGGTGTATGAGATATGGCTAGAGCTAGAGATCCTAATCGAGATAAAGCATTTGAAATATATATAGAGCATAACGGTGATATTACTAATCGAGCAATAGCTGAAAAGTTAGGTGTTCCAGAAAAAACAATTGGTTCATGGAAATCTAAATCTAAGGACAATTGGAACGAGAAATTAAACGGAGTACTCCAAACAGATGAACGGAGTACTCCGAATAAAGCAGGGGCCCCTAAAGGCAATAATAATGCTAAGGGGAATAGGGGTAATCCAAACCCAACACCTAAGTTTCCGAAACGCAACTCAATCGCCGAGAAGCACGGTTTCTTTTCAAAGTTCTTGCCAGAAGAAACAATTGAAATCATGGAAGCAATGAACGAACTTTCTCCAGCCGATTTAATATGGGATCAAATACAGATACAATATGCTGCAATCATTCGGGCTCAACGGATTATGTACGTTGAATCGAAAGACGAAATAATAAAGGAGCTCAAAAAGGCAAAGTACGAATATTATCCGCGTTCAAAAGAGGATGGTGGAGGCGTAGAAAAGGCTGTAACTGAAGAAGAATATGAATTCCAATTCGCATGGGAACGACAGGCGCAACTACTCACTGCTCAATCGAGAGCAATTGGGGAGTTGCGTTCTTCTATTCGTCAGTTTGTTGAGATGGCGGATCAAGATGATGAGCGTAGGTTGAAGCTTCAACAGATGCAGTTGAACATTGATAAGACAAAGGCAGAAATCGATAAACTTGATAATAAAGATGACGGACCTATCGAGATTGTCATCAAACGAAAGGGTGAGGATTGATGGAGAAAGAAATTAATCCTCGTTTTGATGATTTTCTTTTCGATTGGAGTTGCAAAACTCAACTTTTAGTCGGTGGATATGGTTCATCAAAATCCTATCATGTGGCACTTAAAATACTATTAAAGTTGTTGGAAGAAAAACGTACAGCTCTAGTCGTTCGTGAAGTTTACGATACGCATAGAGACAGTACGTTTTCTTTATTTACAGAGATTATTGAGGAATTAGGGCTGTCAGGCAAGATAAAGACGAGTTCATCACCTATGACTGTGAAGTTTCCGAATGGCTCTAAGATAATCTTTCGAGGAATGGATAAACCTGAAAAGCTAAAATCCATCAACAACATTTCTCTCATTTGGTTGGAGGAATGTAGTGAAATTAAATATGCTGGTTTTAAGGAATTACTAGGCCGTTTACGACATCCAACGTTGGCCCTGTTTATTATTCTTTCCACTAATCCAGTATCAAAAGGGAATTGGGTGTATAAGCATTTCTTTAAAAACGAGTTGGAGGACTACTTTGTCTTAGATGATGAGGAACTTTACAAGCAAAGAACCATCATAGTGAACAACACATATTATCACCACTCAACAGCAGATGATAATTTGTTTTTGCCAGCAAGCTATATCGAACAACTTGATGAAATGGAGCTATACGATCCTGATCTTTATAGAATTGCGCGTAAAGGGCGTTTCGGAGTCAACGGGGTATTAGTGTTGCCACAGTTTGAGACAAAGCCTCATGACGAGGTAATGGCTGAAATAGCCAATATTAGAAAACCAATACGAAAGAACGGCATGGACTTTGGATTTGTTGATTCCTACAATGCTTTATTACGCATGGTTGTAGATCATGAGAATAAGTGGCTATACATCTACTGGGAGTATTACAAACGAGGTATGACCGATGATAAAACTGCTGATGAACTTGAGGAAGAAGGGTTAAAGAAATCAATTATTAAAGCTGATAATGCGGAGCCGAAAACAATTGCTTACTACAAGCAACGAGGATTTCGTATGTTTGCTTGTAAGAAGCTCACGCGAGTTGAGAATACAAAAAAGATGAAACGCTTCAAGCGAATCATTTGTTCAGATGCTTGTGTAAATACAATTCGTGAATTGAAAGAACTAACCTTTAAGAAAGATCCTAAAACAGATGAAATCTATGAAGACGAATTTAATATCGACCCACATACATTTTCTGCAATGTGGTATGGACTAGATGACTATGAAGTAGCAAGTGTGAAAGGTGTCAATTCAAGATAAGGAGGTGGTACAGTGAACGAATATATTGCTTATATCAACGAGAAAGGCATTACACCTTTATTACTTAATAAGCTAGTAGATGAGACAAAGGCTGAACGAAACAAGCGATTACTAAATTACAATCGCTATAAAGCTGAAATTTCAGCAGTACCGATTTTAACACGTAAACCAACTGATTACGCTCAAGGTAATGATCATGTGGTCCGTGTTGACGACAAGGTAAATAATACACTTAATAACCCATTAGACGCTGAAATAGTAGACACAAAGGTTGGCTACATGTTCGGTAATCCAATTTCATACGTAGTAGACAAGCAAGCTCAAGGTCTCGATAAATTATCTGAGGCGATTGAGCTTTTTAATTTGCGTAATTCTGTTGATGATCTTGATAGTGAGTCAGGCAAGAAAACAGCTATTTGTGGCTATTCAGCAAGACTACTTTACATTGATACCGATGGAAATGAACGTGTTACAACAATTGATCCTTGGGAAACTATCATTCTTTCAGGAACAGCAGACGTTAGTGAACCAAAATACGCTATGCGATATTTCAAAAGTGCTGAATTAGATGCTGAGGGTGAGAAAGTAGAGATTGAGCAGCTGGTGTTCTATGATGCAACAACTGAAAGACTCTACACTCGCGCTGATACTGATTCACCTTTTGTATTGAAAGATGAACGGAAGCACTTATTTGACTATTGCCCTTTATTCGGTGTTCCAAATAACGAGGAACTACAGGGTGATGCAGACAAGGTGTACAACCTCATCGATGCTTATGATCGAACGCTATCTGATGCATCAAATGAAATTGAACAGTTCCGATTGGCCTACCTAGTACTTAAAGGTATGGGGATGGATGAAGAAGATGCGAAGAATGTTGCTCGAACAGGTATCTTTGAATTGATGGGTGAGAATGACGACATTAAATATCTAACCAAAGATGTTAATGATCAAATGATTGAGAACCATTTAAATCGCTTGGAAGAGAACATCATGCGTTTAGCTAAAAGCGTTAACTTCAGTGATGAATCGTTTGCAGGAAATGCAAGTGGCGTGGCTATGAAGTATAAACTTATGGCACTTGAAAACAAATGTAAAACAATGGAGCGAAAGTTCACAACTGCTCTTCGCTACCAATACAAAGTGCTATGTAGTGCATGGGCCAAGAAAGGTATTTGCTCAAAGGATGATTACTTGAAAGTTTGGTATGAGTATAAGCGAAACATCCCTATCGATTTACTGTCCGAGGCTCAAGCTTCTCAAGCTTTAAAAGGGTTAGTGTCAGAGCGTACACGACTTTCTAAGTTATCAATTGTTGATGATGTGGAGTATGAACTTGAAGAGATGCAGAATGATGCACAATTGTATGGAAACGAGCTTGAACCTTTAAACGATGATAGCGAAAATCCGAAAGAAGTTGATGAGTCATGAATCAACAGGAAATCAATCGTATCTTAGATGATTTAGAAGCCAAGGCTGAAAAAGACATTGAGGTTGTCTTTGCACGACGTTTAAAGTCTATTCTTGCCCAGATATTAGACATGCATAGGAAGTTTGGCAGAAACGGGGAAGCTACTTGGACTGACGTTAATAAGTACAATCGCTTTAATCAAGAGATGAAGTTAATTGCTCAACAGTTGAACGCTGATTACAAAGAGATTATTAAGCTTATACAAGCTTCGCAGGAACGTCTTTACATCGAGAGATACTTATTGATGGCTTATCTCTTACAACAGTCTACAGGTGAGGAAATGGGCTTTAAAATACCATCTGCTGAGGTGATACAAGCAGCATTAACTAATCCTGTTGAGTTTTTGACGTTGCCAAAGATATTCGAGGCACATAGAAACGACATTATCAGGCGGTTAAACATTGAGATAGCACAGAGCCTACAAGCAGGAGAGAGTTACACTGACATGGCTATCAGGATTGAAAACGCTATGGGATGGACAAGGAAGAAAGCTATTCTCGTTGCACGTACAGAAGGTGGCCGTGTGAGATCTCAGGTTGATTTAGCCATTGAGGAACAAGCAAGTAAAACAGCAAGGCTTACTAAGGTGTGGATGTCATCACTTGATACAAGGGTTCGTAAGTCTCATAGAAAGCTAGATGGTCAGAAAGCTGATAAAGAGGGCTACTACCATTTCGGCAAGTGGAAATCAAAAGCACCGAGGTTATGGGGTGTTGCATCGATGGATATCCAGTGTCGTTGCCACACGATTTACATGGTGAATGGCAAGTTACCAGAATACAGGCGAGGCAGAGACTACATGGATGATACTTACCAAAAGCAATTGGCCGCACGTATTGATGCTTATATGTCTGATCAAGGGCTAACTTATAGACAAGCTTTTAACAAAGCGTATCAACAGGTTAAACCGCCGAGTGTAACGGTGCCATTTATGAGTTATGAAGAGTGGAAGAAAAATTTTAGCGCAAATTGAAGTTTGAAAGTTTCTCAAGGGTAATCAAAATTATTTTGTAATTAAGTAAGGAAAGTTATATAAGAATTTTAATCGTGTGGTAAAATAAACCATAATAACGTATTGAAATAACAAAAAAACATTTAATTAGGAGGTGCATTTTATGAATCATAAAAAGAATAATAAATTCCAAATTTTAGCGATATTGCTGATGATATCATTATTGGTTGCGGCTTTTGTTATTTTTTACTCAGGTCATTACATGGTGGGTTCAGCCTTATTTGTGATTTTTATGCTTATTTTGAATGGTATTAGTAGTTGGAAGAAAATGAAAAATGATGAGTACATTCATATGAAAAATTATAAAAATAACGAGAAATGGTAATTAAACTGCTTATTCTGCTTGTTCAAAACTTGGTTTTTTCTCATGATATTAATCAAAAATTGTTATAAACCTACACAAGTCATTCACTTTGAATGGCTTTTTATTTTTGTCTTTCCTCTCGCAGACACTATAAAGAACGAGAACAAATACACTATTGAACAGTTTAGGGATTCTTACGGATAACTAAATTGGGCAAGGAGGAAAACATGAAATACAATCCATTCAATCTTAAAACTTTAATACCTTTAGATATTCAAATGCTTGCGGGAGAAGGAGATCCTAATCCAGAGCCAACGCCTGAACCTACACCGGAGCCAGCATCAGGAGGAAACGGTCAAGGGGCTACGTTGACACTTGAATCGGTTCAATCATTTCTAAATGACAATGATGAGGGTAAGAAATGGCTACAGTCATTCGCTGATACTAGAGTAACTGATGCCATAAAAACGTATGAAACTAAAACTCTTCCAAAGAAATTAGAAGATGAGATTTCCAAGCGTTACCCACCAGAATCGGAGGAAGCAAAACAGTTACGTGATTTAAAAGCACAATTTGAGCAGTCTCAAAAAGAAGCTGCGCGTGAAAAATTAGTTAATCAAGCGTTGTCTACTGCAACAGAAAAGAGTTTACCAGCAAAATTAGTAGAGTTCTTTGTAGGGGAAGATGCAGAAAAGACAACGGCTAATCTAGGCATTCTTGAAGCTGAGTTTAATGCTGCTGTTCAAGCAGAAGTGGATAAACGCTTCAAAGATGGTGGAACGCCACCACCACCAAAAGGCGGTCATCCTAATGCATTGACGAAAGAAGCAGTGCTTAAAATGACCCCTGATGAAATCAATGCAAACTGGGATGAAATCGTTAAAAACAAATTACTATAAACGGATTATCGATAAGGAGGAAATTACATTATGGCTATTACAAATTTTATTCCAACAATCTGGTCAGCTCGACTACTACACAACTTACAAAAATCTTTAGTGTTTGGACAAACAGGTGTAATCAATCGTGATTACGAAGGTGAAATCAAGGCTTATGGTGATACTGTAAAAATCAATGGTATTGGTGCTGTAACAATCGGTGACTATACTAAAAACTCTAATATGGGAGATCCAGAAGAGCTAACAGATCACACTCGCTCACTACAAATTACTGAATCAAAATTCTTCAATTTCCAAATTGATGATCTTGATAAAATTCAACAAAACCCAAAATTAATGGATGCTGCAATGGCTGAAGCAGCTTATGCACTATCGAATGTTGCTGATCAATTTATTGCATCACATTATGTACATGCTACGAATACTATTGGTACTGATGCAACACCAATTGAAGTGACAAAGGATAATGCTTATGAATACCTAGTAGACCTTTCAACTAAGCTTGATGAATCTAACGTGCCGACACAAGGGCGTTTTGCTGTTCTACCACCTTGGTTTGAAGGTTTATTGTTAAAGGATGATCGTTTCGTTGGTTCAGGTTCTTTACCAGCTGATGAGCGTTTATTAAATGGCGTTGTAGGTCGTGCAGCAGGTTTCTTATTAATGAAATCTAATAATGCACCTTCTGTTGCTGCAGATACTGGAGTGGTTGCGAACTCAAAAATCATCGCAGGTCACAATATGGCTTGGACGTATGCTGAACAAGCAGCTCAAGTTGAAGGATACCGCCCAGAGAAACGTTTTGCAGATGCTGTGAAAGGACTCCACTTGTACGGTGCCAAAGTTACACGTCCAGAAGCGCTAGCAGTGTTATCAGCTAAACGTCCACAATAAGGAGGGGTTTTAAGTGTTTGTTAAAAACTTGAAAACAGATATCACATGGGCGGTCACTGAGGAACACGGTGCCCGTCTTTTACGTAATGATGAATTTGAAGAGGTAGAAGCACCAAAGACAAAACGCACTCCTGCAAAGAAATCTGAATCTGATAATGAAATAGAAAAGTAGGTGGTCTTATGTGGGAACCAACACAAGAAGAAATAGATCAGCTAAAGCAATTGAATAATGTTACAGGAGCTAAGCATGATGGATTTTATCGTGCAATGGCTCCTATTTTATTTGATGTAGCAAAAGACCATTGTAATGGTAGGTGGGAACCGTCAGAAATGCCACAAGGAGTTAGATTGTTCATTGCTAAAGCCATACAGTTTAATACCCAAACAACTGGTCTAAAAGGGCGTGTAATGGGGACTGTCTCGTATAGTTACGATACCGAGTTCCCAAAAGCCATTTGGACATATCTAAGGCCATATAAGAGGGTGAGATTCCATGCATTACGATGAATTTCCTCATGAGGTTGAAGTAGTTCAGAAACTTAAGGTATCCGATGGTGCTGGTGGATTTAAAACAGAATGGTCTCCAGTAGATACTATGGAGGCATTTGTGGATACACCAACATCTAAAGAGAGATTATTGGCGCATCAAGTACAAAATCCTCTAGATTGCTTTATGTATTACCCTTATCGCACTGACTTAAAGTCGGATATGCGACTTCGGTATGAAGGTGAAATCTATGCCTTTGCAGGACGTCCTGAAGATCAAGGTGGTCAACACGAAATCATGCGTGTAGCTTTGAAATTAGTGACATAGAAAGGTGATGATTAAATGGCTAGTAGCATCTTTAATACCTATGTATCGGTAAAAATGGTTGTTGAATCTGGAACACATAAAAGTGAAGTCGAGATTTTTAAAAATAAAGTTACCATTCAAGCTAAAGTCATTGAGATGAAGAAAGATGGCTAGGATTACTTACTCAGGTCGCCAATTAATGAGGGCTGCACAAAGGTTTGAAGAAGGACTGTTGGATAAAGTATCTGACATCGTATATGAGACAGCTAGATTAATAAAATCTCAGGCTCAGGCGCTTGCTCCAGTGGATGATAGTGGCCTTAAAGATTCTATTGAAATGAAAATGCTAGGAAAGTACAACGCTGAGGTTACTGTTGGCGCAAACTATGCAATTTGGGTTGAATTCGGTACTGGTATCTATGCTCAGGGTCCAGGAGGTAGTCGTGCTAAGAAAATCCCTTGGGTATATTACAGCGAAAAGTTAGGACATTGGGTTACTAGTAGTGGTAACAGAGCTCAACCTTTTTGGGGCCCTGCTGTTGATGCTGGTGGTGAATACTTTAAAACAGAAATGCGGAGGTTGGGACTATGAGTTATTTTATACTTCCGTTTTATGAAATACAGACAGCAATTTATCAAAAGTTAAAAGCGAGCCCACATTTACAGGCGCTTGGAGTAGAGGTCTATGATACACCTGATGAAAACACACCTTATCCTTACGTAACGATTGGAGAGCCATACAGCAACCCATTAGATACAAAGACAAATAATTGTGAGCAAGTTACCTTTACGATTCATGCATGGCGTAGAGACAATGATGAATCAACAGGAAAACGAATGCTTTATGAAATCCTAAGTGCTTGCCAACAGGCTTTAATTACTCGTAGATACTCTAATAACGGTCTAACAGTATTAGATGTTACAAGGCAAGGTGCGCAAGTGTTTGATGATGTAGAAGTAGGGCTTAAACACGGCGTGCTTACAGTGCGCTACAAAGTACAAATTAATTAGGAGTGATACAATGGCACGTTTAAACGGTAAAGACAGTCTATTGTTAGTACAACCCACTGACAACGCATTAGGCGCAGAGGGTTTTTTAATTGGAGATCAAACCGAACATACTCATTCTTATGAGCGTGAGTTAACGGATGAACAAACGAAATTCGGCCGTATCTTAGGTCCAGGACAATTATCAGAATCCTTGGATGTTACGTTTTATGGCAATACAGATGATCCAGGACAAGCTGCTGTTCTTGACTCAATTGTGAAAGGAACACAACTTAAAATTTGGGAAGTCGAAAAACTACTTAACAAAAATGGTAAGCATAATGCGCTATTTGCATATACGTACGTTGAATCGCTTGAAAAATCAGCGCCTACAGATGGATTCTTAGAGATTTCAGCAACTCTACAGGTTTTGAATACATCTAAAAAAGGTGAATTAAATCCATTACCAGATGATGTACTTAACTTCGGTGATTATGATTTCGAGGCTCCTGGTGAAAAAACTGGAGAGTTCAATGGTGAAGAAACAACAACTCCAGTTGCTGTTACAGGTCTATCAGTAAATCCAACTACATTGACAGTCTCTGAAGGCAGAACAGAAAGTATTGTGGCTAATGTTGTACCTGTGAATGCCGCAAATAAATCAGTGACGTTCACATCAAGTGATGAAACTATCGCTACTGTAACGCCTCAAGGTGTTGTAACAGGTGTGGCCGAGGGTTCGGCTACTATTACAGCAACAACAGTAGATGGTGGATTTACAGCAACAACAGCAGTCACAGTAACTCTATAAACGAATGAGAGAGCTTATTAGCTCTCTTTTTTTATTGAAAACAAATAGAAAAGGATGATTATAAATGGCTCAATTATTAATTGGTGAAAACACTCTTACAGCGAAGTTTACTTTTGCTTTTAAAAATAAGGCGGATAAAGAATTCAATGATTTAGATGCACACGGCAACCGTCCAGGTGGATTTAATCAGATCTACCAAGGCTTATTGCAATTTGATTTAGATGCTTTACGCGCATTTTGGCTGTGTGGACTGGCTCATTTATCTAAACAACCTAGCAAAGCAGAAATTGAGGCTGCATTAGAGAAACGAATCGAAGAAGATGGCGATGTAGAACCATTATTCAAAGAAGCTTTCCGAGAAATTGATGAATCGGGTTTTTTCAAAAAAGCTGTCAAGACATATTGGGAGAACTTAGAGCTATTCGACAAGATTGCATCCGAGGAAGAAAAAGAACAAGCAGAAATGGGAATCGAAATGCTGAAAACAGCGAGAGCCGAATTATTAGAGAACAAACAGATCGAGTTAGCGAAATCCGACAAATCTATCGAGATGCAGCAAGATATTTAAGGGTCTATGATCCAGAGTTAATTCTATCTTGGCGTCCCAGCGAGTTTAGAGCTTTCTTGGAAGGGGCTCAAGATGCTCGTATTGATCATTATCAAACATTGGCTGATGCAGCCATGTTTAATCGTGTAGCAACTAATAAGCCACGCATTAATCCTAAGAGCGACTTGTTTGATGCGGATAAAGTAAGAAAATCCATGAATCAAAAAGAAGTAGATCCAGAAGTTAAGAAACGGAAACATGCAAAAGCGATGGCAGCATTGAAAAACTGGAAGCCATAGAAGGGAGAATGCTATGAACGGAAACTTCACTGCTCAAATAGGGGCTCGTATAACACAGTTTATGGCTCGTATGAGGCAAGTTCGCGAGGCCATTCGCACTTCGGCAAATGATGTACGTGTAGAAATTGGTGCGGATATATCCGAATTTAACCGTCGAATGGCTGAAATTCGAGCTCGTATAGCAGCGCTTGTACGAGATAAAGTAGTCGTCAAAATTGAGGCGCGAATAGAAAACTTCCAAAGAAAAATACAACGTATTGCCACAGATATTCGTGCCTTTGGCGAGCTCATGCAACACACGTTACAAGGTTCAATAATTGCCGTTCTACCGATGATTGCACCACTCCTAGCTAACATAGGTGTAGCTATTGCTAATCTTGGTCCAATGATCGGTACATTAGCTGGTTCCACTTTTGCTTTAGCAGGGGCGTTTGCAAGTGCTGGTGTAGCAGCAGGAGCCTTCGCGGCAGTTGCAATTCCAACAATCAAAAAATTATTTGACGAAAACGCACAATTAAATTCAGCTCAAAAGAATGCCAAAGCTTCTTTTGACAACATGAAATCAACCTATCAGGGACTTGTAAAAGAAACTGAAAAGCCAGTGTTAAATGCTTTTACGAGTGCAATGCAGGCTACAAATACATTACTTACAAAGTTAAGACCATTGTTTATATCCAGTGCTCAAGCAGTATCTAGCTTGATGACACAACTTAACACAGCTATTGGTACGCCACCAATTCAAAAATTCTTGGATTATTTAAACACTACAGGCGCACCGATGTTAAAAACAGTGACTCGTTCAATGGGGAATTTACTTCAAGGCGTATTCTCCATGCTGACTGCATTTGCACCGTTAACAGCCTCAACAGCCAAAGGCTTCGAAGAAATGACAGCACGCTTTGCTGAATGGTCCAATGGTTTATCAGGAAGTTCTAAATTCCAATCCTTCATGGATTATGTGAATACGAACATGCCGAAGATTCGAGCAATCTTCCGAGATGCTACAGCAGGGCTTATTTATTTCTTTGCAGCATTTGGTGGTTCATCGAGTGATATGATGACTGGTTTAGCTAATATGATGGCTCGTTTTAAAGAGTGGTCAGCGAGTCTATCTCAAAATCAAGGATTCCAAACATTCTTATCCTATGTGCAACAGACAGCGCCTAGTGTTCTACAGTTAATTGGTAACTTGACTAAATTTCTAGTGAACTTAGGGATCGGTATGGCTCCAGTTGGTGCAGGGCTGATGAACATAGTCAATAACATCTTAGAGTTCATGAATAGTGGAATGGAAAGTAATCGAGTTATTGGTGTGCTTTTAGCTAGCTTCATTTCAATTGGTGGTGTGTTGCTAGCAATTGTCCCTAACATAATTGCATTTAGAGAGCTTTTCAAAGGTCTAGGACCAGCGATTATAGGTGGAATAGGAAAGGCTCTACCATTCATAACAGGATTATTCACTAATTTTGGCGGAACCATGGCTATGATTGGTGCAAAAATTACCAGTACTGCTAAATTGATAGGAGTTGCATGGGGTTTTATCACTAGCCCGATAGGACTTGTCATAATTGGAATCACAGCAGTGATTGCAATCTTCGTAAAAATGTATAAAACAAACGAAGAATTCCGAGGAAATGTTCAAAAAATATGGCATTCGATTAGTAAAGTTATTTCTGATGCAACTACTGAAATTAAAAATGTTATAACAAAAATATGGGTTTTTGTTACTGATTTTTGGAGTAAAAATCAAAAAAATATTTTAGATGGTGTTAAGTCTGCTTGGTCTTTGATAGAAATTGCGATTAATTATTCTCTTAAAAATATCATGTCATTATTTCAAATTTTTTGGCCCATAATTTCAGGGGTGGTGAAAATTGCCTGGAATTTAATAAAATCAACTGTACAAATTGGACTAAACTTAGTGAGCGGAATAATTAAAACTGTGACTTCTTTGATTCAAGGTGATTGGCAAGGCGCTTGGTCTAATATAAAACAAACTGCTATCAATATTTGGAATTCTATTGAATCATTCTTCCGAAACATTAACCTATTTGAAATTGGTAAAAACATTATCCAAGGGTTGATTAAAGGTATCAACTCAATGTGGGAAAATGTGAAGAAAACAGCCGCTGGTATTGCAGATTTAATTCCTGATTGGTTAAAGAAAAAGTTAGGCATCCATTCGCCATCTAGGGTTATGGCTAAGGTCTCTAAGTGGATTCCAGCAGGTGTTGCTACTGGTATCTACAACAGTCTGGACTATATTAAGAAATCTGCTGAGGCAATGTCCAGAGCAGCTATACCGAACTTTCAGCAAACAGTAAAAGCCACGACAAACATGATGGATAGTGCGAAGAAAATACTTGCTTCGAAAACCAACGAAATCGAAAAGGAAATCAAAACAGTTGAAGCTGAGTATGCAAAGAAAAAAGCAGAGGCTACTAAGAAGTCAAACAATAAAATAGCTGAGATTAATGCTAAAGCCAATGACAAAAAGAAAAAGCTAACGGCTGCTCAACAACGCCAAATATTGAAATTGCATGACGATGAAAAATCAGCACTTGAAAAAATTGAAAAAGATAAGGCTAAAAAAATTGATGCCATTCGTGCCAAGTCTGCAAAAGAGCAGTACGATAAGCTGAAAGAATATGCTGAACATCAGGTAGGGTTAGAGAAGTGGTCTACAAAAGAACAAGCTGCTTATTGGCAGTATGCGACTAGCTTGTTTAAAGAAGGTACAGAGGAACGTATCAAAGCCCAAATCGAGTACAACAAATCGATGGCTGAGTTAACGTCTGAACAGTTTAATAAAGAAAAAGACTACGTTGAACGTCGTAAGAAGTACAACCTAATGTCCTTGACTCAAGAGCTCGCAGCATACGAAAAGTATGTTAAAGCTTACAAGGTTGGTAGTGAGGAACGCATTTACTACGAGGATAAAATTGCTGAAACAAAGCAAGCCATCCATGACCGATTAATGACGTTAAACGAGGAATACATTAGCAAAATTAAAGATGTACAACAGGCTGAAATAGATGGTATTAAGGAGCTCCAAAAAGCTTATCAAGATACTGAGGATGCTCGAGCAAAAGAAATTGCTAATGCAATCAGTATCTTTGATGAATTTGAGCGTAAAACAGATGTGTTTGGTTCCAAACTTATTGAAAATTTACGTGGTCAAGTAGATGCAATGCGTGATTGGGCAACTGATCTTCAAATGTTAGCCTCTAAAGGTATTGATAAAGGCTTACTCGCTGAGTTACAAGCTCTTGGTCCTAATGCACAAGCAGAGATTTCTGCATTAAATAAACTTTCCACAGGTGAACTAAATGAGTACGAAAATCTTTGGAAAGAAAAAACGCAGATTGCTAGACAACAAGCTCAGTTTGAATTAACTGGTCAACGAAAAGACATGACAGATCAAATCGAAAAGTTACAAACAGAAACGAAATCTAAGCTAACGCAATACCAAAACGAATGGGTTGAACAAGTCAAGCAAATTCGTGAAGGTACAAAAAACGAGTTTAATCCTATGATTAGTAGCATGAAAGAGATTGGTATCAATGCTATTGAAGGCTTACGTAATGGACTAGCTAGTCAAGTGCCTGCTTTACAAGCTCAAGCTAATGAGATAGCAAATACCATCGATAAAACGATTCGTAAAGCTTTACAAATCAAATCGCCATCAAGGGTCCTTGAAAAATCAGGAGTATTTTCCGGACAAGGCATTATTCAAGGCCTAGCAAGCACAAAAGGCATGTTAGAAAACACTGTTAGAAGCCTAACGGATATAATGCAGACTGATATTTCAGCAGCCTCTATCGGGCTGTCTACGGCTCTAAATGGTGGAATGGATTCACATTTATTAAACAGCTACGAGCTAACATCAAGCCAAGATCAAATTGGATTATTAAAACAGATTGCTGCATTAATTAGCAAACTGGATTTTGTTGTGGAATTAGATGGAGATGTAATCAGTGAGTATGTTGATAGAAACCAAAGTAACAGGGTTTCTTCACGAAGAACAACTATTGGTAAAGGGGTGTAGTCAATGGACACAATAATCGAATACAGTACAGAGGCTACACTCTCCCTTGTTAAAGAGGGATATATCACACAGGATTTATTAATTAGACCTATCGAACAAAAAGCATCAAGTGTTGATGTAGATGGGCGACCAGGGGTAGTAAGAGAATCAGTCAATCATGGTTCAAGGGTAATCATCTTATCTATTATGTTCATAGCTTCAGATGAATTAGACTTTGCTCTAAGACGCGATAAGTTGTTTTCAATTTTTAGCGACTTGGAGCCTTTTTATATCTACGAAGGACGGCCAACCTATAAGACTACTACTTATGAGTTCGAATTACCGGGGCAAACATGGGGCGAGAATCCTCAACTACCAACCAATATCGAAGTACTTAAAGGCAAACGTTACAAAGTGATTCGTACCAATATGAATGAGGTTGAACAGAATGGATTGATAGGAAAGGTTGATATTGAGTTTGAAACCTATCAATTACCTTTTGCTGAGTCCTCAGGTACCACCCTAGATGCGCGTACTTTTGATAAAGAGACATGGCAAACAGGCCAAGGATTAGTTGCTGCGGATCCAACAACATTAAAATATGTATTCCAAAACGAAACGTCTTTTCAAGTTTACAATGCTGGTGATGTGCCATTAAAAACTAACTTGCGAGACATGCTCTTTGAAATAGAGTTTCGGGGTGCTAGTACCAATCTAAGTATTATAAACACAACGAACGGTACCCATTGGAAATACAACGGTTCTAGTGGAATTAATGATGTCATTAAAATTGAAACGCCAACTAGGTTTACTAAAAACGGTTCAAGTATTTTCAAAGATACAAATCGTAAAGTGCTGGTATTGAATCCCGGCTGGAACACCATCCAAATAAGTGGTGCAACTCAATTTCTAATATCGTTTAAATTCAAATTTTATTACAAGTGAGGAGGGCTACAATGGCACGTATGCGTGAAATCGGTGCTTCCTTTGATAAAGGGTACCGTGACGATTTAAACTATAATTTCGGGCTGTTAGAAGCCTTAATCGGTGAAGCCAATGGTTTGACCGATAACTTAAGAGAGGAAATGCTTGAAAAGGTTTATAACCTACAGCAACAAATTGATATGCTGACTGGTGAGAATATCGGGGAATTACTAGAGCGCCTAAACGATTCCATTCAGCAAGCGTTAACTGCAGCACAAGAGGCTAGAACTGCTAAAACAGCAACGGAAGAAGCGACAGCATTAGCTGCAGCATCCACAGAATTAGCGAAAGCTAGTGCTTTGCTTGCAGAAGAAAAAGCTAATTACGCTAACGAAAAAGCTGTACTCGCTCAAGAGGCAGCAGATAACGCCAATCTAGAGGCTTCTAACTTGTCGCAGTTAAAGATTGATGTTGTACAAGCTACTCAAGATGCAAATACAGCAACAGATAAAGCAAATCAAGCGACACAAGCAGCTCAGACTGCTACTGACGCAATAAATGTAGTTTTACCAAATGTAACAGGGTTAGTAAATTTAAAAGAATGGAACATCGAAACACAGTATAAAAAGAACAACTTCGTTACTTTAGAAGGTAACGGTTATATGGCCTTACGTGATAATAAAGGTGTAAAGCCACCGTCATTTCCTATAATATCGAATGCTGATTGGGCAATGTTTGTTCAAAAGGGTGAGAAAGGTGAACAGGGTACTGGAGTAAGAATCTTAGGGACTTTACCAAATGAAAGCTCTCTGCCTCCAATCGGGGAGCCAGGGGATGCTTATTTAATTAATGGCGACTTATATGTTTGGTCTGATACCACAAACGACTGGACGAATGTTGGTACCATTAAAGGTCCTAAAGGAGATACTGGACCTCAAGGACCAGAAGGACCTCAAGGGCTACCAGGTAAGGACGCTGATCTAACTGAAGTTAATCAAGAAATAGCAAATATAAAGCAAACAGTCACTGACAATAAAACGGAAGTTACTGAACATTTGGCTGACAATGTACGTCATGTAACTGCTGAAGATAAAGCTAACTGGAACGCTATGCTAAGAGCAGTAACAGTAGGAGGCTCTAATGAAGATGCAAATAACCCAGTGGCATCAGCTATATTAACTTCTGGAATTGCGAAGGGAGCGCCTGATAGCGGATATTGGTATATATTCACTTTCACGTATGGAGGAGGTGGAGGAACAACTCCGAATATGGGGCAAATAGCAATAGCTTACCTAAATAACGGTTCAAGAGGGTCAGACATGAGAACTAGGTATCGATTCGGAGGGGAATGGTCCTCTTGGTCCTCTAGTTTTCATCTGCCTGCACCCGTAAATGCAGTATTAGCGACAGGCTGGTATGTCAACACAGGTGAGGCATTAACTTATTATAAGGACGGCTTTGGTATAGTACATGTTAGCGGTAGAGTTAGAAGAACTGATGGAAACTCGTCACGCAGGATAACAACTCTACCAGTCTTATACAGACCTACTAAAGCAGTACAGTCTCAGGTCAGTACGTCGATTACTGGTTCAGGGTATGTCGACATTGATACAAACGGAAACATCGACGTATGGTTGGATGGTACTACGAACGTGAATGTGTTAATTGATGCAACGTTTACAACTACTGCGTAAGGAGGGTATCTAATGCACGTATATGAAATAGATGATAAAGGTTTCATTATCAACAACTACTACGATAATGGAGATGTAGAAATCCCAGATGGCTGCATCACTGTTCAGCTACCTCAACCTATGCCATTTCATAAACCAAAGTGGAAAGGCACTGAATGGGTTGAAGGTGAAACGGAAGAAGAAAAGGCAGAACGTGAAGAAAAACAGTTGATAGAGTCATTAAAACCATCACCACAAGAAATTGCAAATGCAGAAATAGAAATTAAGATACTAACAATGCTTGCAGAACTGGAGGTGGTACAATGACGGAAGAAAAACATCTTGAAGGATTGTCAGAAGCGAAAAAACGATTGGTTAAAGCCTATGCTACAAGCGTTATGGGTGAAGTGCGCACAGTTGAAGATGTTAAACCAACTGAGTTACAACATTATGTGGAGTTAGAAATAGCTGAGCGTGAAATTGCTGTGTTGGCAAGTGAGTAATCGGAAGACAAAATACATTTATTAAAAACAGCTGCAAATTATAATAGTAAATCAAGTGGTAGTTCGCATTGCAGCAGAACGTATTTTAAATGGCGGTCTTAATCCAAAAACTGATAAAACTTATACCATTGATGACATCACAAATCAAGATTACCATGGCGCTGTTGAGGATTACATTTTAACTGCAACTGAAGGTGTTTAACCATTCTATCTTGCCATAAGTTTGAATCAAATATAGTATGAGGTTATGTAATTTATTTGCTTATTTGACATCATAAAGGAGCAGGGGAACTATGGTATATCATTTTGGAGTAAAGGTACTTGAGGGAAAAAGAGGATTGAAGTTAACCAAAGATAAATATGCTATTGTTGACAATAAAAGTTCACTCCCATTACGTCCTTCTAGGGATATTTATGCTGATGAAGAAGGTAGGGTATACAATGAACATTGGTGCGAAAAACATCTGAAGGATTGTTTAAAGAATTTTGATTTAAACATAGAATTTTTCTCATTATTAAATCACAGCGAATTTTGTATAGAGATAGAAAAGTTTCTTAAACAGAATAGTGAATTTATTGAGGTGAATGACCTTGATTTGTATGATGAAAAAGAAGGTTATTACTTAATGGTACTAGATGAATATTGTCAAGTGTACATTGGTACAACCGAGAATATTAAAAAGCGTATTAGACAGCATTGGACGAAAAGTATATCCTTTGACAGACTCATATTTGGTGGTGTGGATTCCTCAAAGCTTTCAATAGATAGCTTCCGCGCTCTTGATACTACCAGAATTTATGTGTATGAAACAAATAAAACGTTTATTAATGAGGACAACTTCATAAATCAATTTTCACCTGAATTCATATGTAATAGGACAGCTGGCGGAAAATTTCCAGATGGTTTGACTCAGGCAATAAAGATGAGAAAAAAGCGAAATTTAAAATAAAAAATGTTATGTTTGTACAACTGAGTTGTTTCATATTGTTCAGTAAGCGCTACTCACACCGAGTAGCGTATTTTTATTAAAATTTGAATACCAGGAAGGAGCTTTATAATGGACGAAATAGTATTAAATGAATTAACAAAAGTAAAAGAACTGCTCCAGGTTGTTATGAGTAGCCAAGAGCAGAATGAAAATCGGATTATTCAAATGTTATCAAATATAGAGGGACGCCTATATTCTATTGAGGAGAGTACAACCTGGATAAAAAATGGCGGTAATTATCTTGGTGATGCAAAAGGACCTGCGGGTGTACCAGGATTATAAAAACAACTCTGAAATTTCGAGTATGGATCCTACGTTTTCTTTTTTTGCAAGCTGTGACCATTTAGTGAAAAAGGTATTTAAATCTTTAATATTAAGCTTTCGAATTAGGTAAATATCTTCCCACAAAGAAGGAGTTTTTTTAAATATAGGTAATAGCTTAGTGGCTATGTAGTTATTGTTATCTCTTAAATATGGATCGGCGTTCATTTCTTTGTAGAGAGCAGAACTTTGAATGCTTAATTGTTTTAGATCGATATTCGAACGACTAATTAATAATTCAGAAATGTATTCTGTTATTGAACTAGAGTAAAATAATTTTACAGCGTTTGTTGAATTGCTCCATAAAGATGCTGTTTCTGATAAAAAATAAATAGAGGCAAGCTCACAAATTGATTCTTCAAACCATGAGTTATTATCTATTGGTGTTTTTTTCTTAATAAAGTGATGGCACAGCTCATGACTTAGTTGATACGCATTCTGTGCCCAATAAGTATTTCCAGCTGTTGATAGATAAATTTGCATATTGTTGTCTAAACAAATAGGATATCCGCGTTGTTTGTCATCAGTGATCAGCAAAAATGTATCTGGATTCTCATCAAAAGCTTCTAACATAAGGTCACAAACATTTCTAATTATAATCAAGGGATCATTATAATGTGATGAATCATTTTCATCCTTTTGATAGTGCCAAATGTCATAAATTTTTGTCGTCATATCCAATCACTTCCCTACTAGTATTTTAGCAAATAATAGCTAACGACAACATTATATCAAGGAAGTAGATATGTAGATACTGAGTTCCATATTGTTCAGTAAACGCTACTCATTTGGGTAGCGTATTTTTATTAAAGGATTAATTTCCTCTTTGTCGAATTTTAAAATGAAATAGGGAGGAGATTTACTTGGCTAAAGTCACTATAGAATCAATAAAAAATGTTGTAAAAAATTTAAAAAAAGATGCAAGAGACAGAGGCTTAGAGTTTGTTGAAATCACATCAAGAGAAGTACATGATATCGTAGGTGGATATGAAAATGGAAACACTAGATATCCTTCCTGTTGTAAGGCTATGTATGCGGTAATGACTGACAAAGACGAAGTCTTGTATGCACCAAAGAGTGAACTAAGTTCTACTGTGAAAGTTAGATATTATCTATAAAGCATGCTCAAACATTCGAGTATGCTTTTTGTTTTTGGGGAAGGGGGGTGAGGCGATGCTATCAATCACTAACTATGAAGGTACCTTAACTGAAGCATTGGTATGCAGAGGAAAGCCATTCGTGAGAAAAAACATTGATGGTGTATTTGAACTGACATTGGATGCCAGTGAACATGATAACCCTCATTCATTCAATTTGATAACTGAAGAAGGAATTATAGAGGCAGGAGGTTTTCAGTTTCGGATAAAGCAAATGCAAAGAAAATCGAGGGGGAATGTGAAGTCGATAAAGGCTCAACATATCTTCTTTGATAACATTTGGCGCAGGCAAGAAGGTACCCATGGAGGACATAAAACTTTAAATGAGTTTGCCACTTTTGCATTACGTGATACAGGTTGGACCTTCACAAGTGATTTTAACGAGGATGGCTATATAGAGGCTTTTGGCAATGACAATATCGTTAAATTGGTGAATCAGATATGTGAGGCATTTGAGTGTGAGTACGAGATTACTTCAAATAGTAACATCCATTTCAGCAAAATGCTTGGCCCAGATAACGACTTTGTATACCAATATGGTGACAACATCGTTGAACTGTCTAAATCAGTTAATACAGACAATCTAAGGACGCGTATTAGTGCCAAGGGTAAAGATAATCTCGTTGTCCGATACACGTCACCACAGGCTGCTAAATGGGGTATTCGTGATGCCGATGACATGAGCGATGAACGTTTTTCAGATTCAGAGAATTTGATGGATAAAGCACGAAAGTCGTTAAAAGATCAGCCAGAAATATCTATTGAATTAGATTCGATAGAGTTACTAGATAAACAGCTTGGGGAACGTATCTGGCTAATTTACGAGCCGTGGGATTATGAAATGCAGACTCGAATACTAGAGGTTTCACAAGTAATTGATGAAGAAACAGATGAATTTAAGACCGTGGCCGTAGTTATTGGGAATGCATTACCTCAAACATTGTCTGATGAATTGACTGAAACACAAGAGATCTTGAAAGAGTCCATTAAAGAATATCGTTCATCCTTTACACAAACGGACTCAAATATCCGTTTAGAAGTAGAGCGTATAAATCACAGTATTGCAGCTATTGATATTAAAGCTGACAACATTAATTTAAGCGTGAACAATCGTATTACTAACGAGGTGGCTCAACTCAATATCCGAGCTGACAGCATAACGGCAGAGGTCACAAGGGTAGAACGTAAGGCTGATAGCACTCAAACACAAGTGTCGTCTTTATCTATTGAAGTTGGTCAGATATCAACAAGGGTGTCTAATGTCGATTCGAGGTTAGGGACAGCTGAGAGTTCTATTGTTCAACAAGCTGGTCAAATCAGTAGTAAGGTTTCTCAAACAGATTACAACGGTAATACAATAGCATCGTTGATTAACCAAACATCAACGTCAGTCACTATTCAGGCTTCAAAAATCAATTTAGTTGGTGCTGTCAGTGTTCTTTCTGATATCAGTGGTAACTTAGGGACGATTTATGCTGGAAGGATTGAAGGTGCCACAATTGATATTAGCACTGATGCTACAGTAGGAAACAATTTGTATTTAGGTAAAAGTGGAGGTTTTAAGTCACTAGTATTCAATAATTCAAACCGTATCAACAGCTCTGGTTATGGCTTAGAATTAAACGCTCAAGAAATCAATTTAAGTTCTGCAGATATAACAATCGGAACGGGTAGTGGCATTACTGATTTTAATGGGACGGTTGATTTTTCATACGCAACTGTTCGAGGAGTCGCAAGAGCTAATTCGTCAGGTATAGGCATTTCTTACGCAAGTGGAAGATTATATGTGCAAGTTGACGGTTCAACAAAAGGCTCAGTGGCATTAACATAAAAAAGGAGATTGATATTATGAACTATCAAGTACAACTAAACAACGGCCAAGCAATTAACTTAACGAATGCGGAGTTTGATGCAACTGCTTTTACAGCCACATTAAATGATCAGAAGATTAACTTCGTGAATATCGGTGGAGCAATCATTAATAAACACACCATAAATAGCGTGTTGCCAGTAGCAGCTACACAAACAGAAACGCAAGAATAGGCTTAGCGTTATTTTGTTGTCTAATTAAGAGGAAATCATTACCTTTTGTCGAAATGCAGTAGATAGAAAGGAAAGTGAGATTAATGGGAAAACAAATTATCGCAAATAGAAAGAAAAAGAAAGATATGTTCTTCGATAAATACGGTTATGATTTAACTCCAGAGGAATTTGAAAAATTATTTATACAAGAATACCCTGAGGATTGGGAGAAATTATGGAGTCACTATAAAAGGGTTAAGGAAGAAAATAAAAACAAACCTAGTAAAAAGAAAAAACCATTAACCCATCCGAAACAATCTATTAGAAATATTTATAACGTAAGGATGAAAAAACACCAACAAGAACTATATAAACAACGAAAACAATCTATTAATGACGAAGAATGAGCACTCTAAACTAAGGGTGCTTTTTATTATGCTATGAGAACAATTGAGATGGGCAACAGTACATGTTACTGAACCTCGATGCTTCTCATGGCTTTTTATTTTAAGGGACAAAGGAGAGGGCAAAGGGTATGAGTCAAGAAACAACCTTTCAACAAGCTGTTACTGTAGCTGACCATGAAAGACGGCTACAGGAACTAGAAAAAGACGTATCAACGATTAAGCCAATCGTGTACAGCACAGCTTCAAGTGTTAAACAAATCGAAAAATCTGTTGAAAAAATGGAACAGAACAGTGATAAAATCAAAGGTTATTTTTTAGCTGCTGCAATTAGTGGTGTCGTTGGAGTTTTATTTATAGCATTACAAAATTCAATTTTCGGAGGATGAATTCATGAAAATTAACTGGAAAGTACGTTTAAAACACAAACCATTCTTAGTGGGAGCATTTGCTTTACTATTACTGTTAGTGCAACAAATCGGTGCGCTATTCGGCTACGACACAACAATTTATAATGAGCGAGTTACAGAGTTATTTAACACTGTGCTCGCTTTTTTAGTTCTGATTGGTGTGGTTGTTGATCCGACAACAGAAGGCGCAAGTGATAGCGAACAGGCATTAAAATATGAAAAACCAAAGGATGATGTGAAATGACTAGTGTAACAACTACATGTCGTGATTTAAGCGAATTAACAGCAGTAGCACAAACAGCATGCCGATTGCTCTTTCAAGAATGCTACAAGGCAGGCATAGACTTTGTTTTCATCACAGAGACATACCGTAGCCAAGCGCGCCAAAATTATTTGTATGAGCAAGGAAGATCACGACCAGGTCAAAAAGTTACTTGGACACTTAAAAGCAATCATACCTCTCGTAGAGCTTGGGATATTGCCGTGGCACCACCACGAAACCTTTATGATATTTCTACTTTATCAAAGGTAGGTGCGATTGCTAAGAAGCTAGGCATTGCATGGGGTGGGTATTGGGAAGCTGGGAAGTATGATGCACCTCATTTTGAAATTCCTTCAAATTGGACAATGCCAAAAGGGTACAAGTTAGAAGGGCAAGTTATCGTGCCGTCTAATAGTAAGCTGAAAGTACAACTAATTGTTAAAGATAAATCACAAGAAAAGGATGATGAAACAATGAGATTTACAAACCCAACAACTGAAAATGCTGTGCGTGATTACATTAAACAGGCTGTAGATAAAGGCAAGATTGATAAGTCTTGGCTTGATAAATTCGATTCAGGGACGTTGACTACTGGAGATTTTGAAGGTTTGAAAATTATTATTTCTCAGCGAATTAATGAAAAGTGTTAACTTGTATTTGTTATATATTTAAATATATGTTGAAATATGTAATAAAATGAATAATAATTAAGTCGATTATATTATTTTTAAAATAGGATAATTAATCTATTAATAACACTTTGGAGGATTACTATGAAAAAGATTTTAATGATAGTATCAGCAGCTATAGCTATATTATTTAGTTTCTCACTTCTAGATATCGAGGGAAACAAAGCTAAAGCAGCGACAATAGGGCAAGGGTTGGAACAACCAGAAGCAGGTTGGGTACGATATGATGATGCGCATTCTTATATTAAATATGAGGGTAATTGGTTAACTAAATCTACAGGTGTTTTTTATAAAAATACACTTCATTATGCTAATACAAACGGCGCAAAAGTACGCTTTAACTTTAAAGGAACCAAGATAAGATTAATTGGTTATTTGCATAATAATAGATCAAATAAAATTTCTATTAATATTGATGGTATTTCAGAAACATTTTCTCAATACGGTCCTAATACTGAAATGTCTTTGGATTATGAAAAAACAGGATTAACCGAAAGTATTCACACAGTTGAAATTGAACTTAATGGTCCTGGAGTATACTTAATAGACGCAATTGATATAGATGAGTCAGGAGAACTTCTTGATCCAGATAAAAAAATTATTGAATCATTAAAGTTGAATAAAGAAACTGTGGATTTAACAGTAGGTTCTAGTGAAACCTTAGTAGCAACTGTTACGCCTGATAGTGCTGAATTAATTTGGACAAGTAGTGATCCGAAGATTGCATCTGTTGATAGTAATGGGAATGTAATTGGGAAGAAAGCTGGTAAAGTAACAATTACTGTAGCGACTACCGATGGAAGTAACTTAACAGCAACAGCCGAGGTTACAGTAAAAGAAACTGAAACTGGAGAAATTGGTACTAGAGCAATTTTAAGACTTACTATGACTAATAAAGATATTCATGAGTATGATTTATCTTTATCAGAAATTGATCAGTTTATGAATTGGTTAGATGGTCGTGAAGTCGGACAAGGGAAACCGTATTATAAATTTAAATTAAATGTAACGACTGGAAATATTGTTTCAAGAACAGAGTATATTATGTATGACAAAATTGTTAGTTTTACAGTTGATAATTATAAATAATAATAGATATTAATTTAATTTTGATATGGTTTATTAAAAAACATAACAGGTGCTCATTATTTATTGAGTACCTGTTTTTTTATTTCCAAAAATTTTATCTTGTCAAAATACAAACATCTGTTCTATTATGTATACAAACAAGTGTTCTTGTATAAAGTAATAAAAAGAACATTTCACGTATTAGGAGGAAACATTGATGAGAGAACAACTGGTTAAAGCTATGCAACGTAATCAATTAGTAAACATAATGTATGTATCTAAAAATGGGTCTGTAACAAAAAGGCGAGTTAAGGTTATAAAAATCGTTGGTGATTCATTTCAAGCATTCTGTTTCATGAGACAAACAAAGCGTACATTTTTAATCAGTAGTGTTCTCGCTGTTGCTCAAGTTGTTCATAAGGAGCGTGGCGTTGTATGAACTACGAGAATATGCCGAATCGACCAATCATTTGTATCGATATGAAAAGCTTCTATGCCAGCTGTATCGCTATGCTGGAAGGGTTGGATATACTGAAGGACCCAATCGCGGTTGTCGGCAATTTTAGTCAACCAGGCAGTGTGGTGTTGGCTGCGTCTCCAGTTATGAAAGAACGATTCAAAATTAAGACAGGGAATCGACGCTACGAAATTCCCAAACATCCTGACATTAAACTATTTGAGCCAAAGATGAGCTTCTTTCTTCAAATGTCTATGACCATCACAAAACTTATCGCTAATTATGTACCTGTGGATGCTATCCATGTTTATAGTGTGGACGAAAGCTTTGTTGATTTAACAGGTACCGAAAAGTTATGGGGCTCAGCAGAGGAAACCGCAAAAGAAATCCAACGAGCGATACTTGATCAATTTAATGTTCCAAGTGCAGTAGGTATGGGTCCGAACATGCTTATTGCGAAATTAGCATTGGATATTTCGGCAAAGAAAACGGGCTTTGCTAGATGGACGTATGAAGACATTCCCGAAAAACTTTGGCCTGTACGCCCCTTGTCAGAGATGTGGGGCATAGGTAAGCAGATGGAAGCTAACCTAAATAAGATGGGTATTCAAACGGTCGGTGGATTAGCAAATGCTGATTTAGATGAATTAGAAAAGCAGTTTGGTGTTATGGGCAATCAACTATACCACCACGCTTGGGGCATCGATTTATCAAAATTGGGTGAACCTTTAGTTAAAAATCCTTCTTTAAGTTTCGGTAAAGGTCAAATGCTAATGCGAGATTATCACACACGAAAAGAAATATCGGTAGTACTCCTTGAAATGTGCGAGGATGTGATGAAACGAGCACGGGATGCAGGCTTTGTTGGCCGCACCATTAGCTTAGGTCTATCGTACAGCCGCAATGCTATGACGAAAGGATTCCATCGTTCTAAAACAATTTCTACACCTACAAATGAAACACTTGAAATGTATAAGGTCTGTATTGAATTACTCGATGAGCATTTTGCAGGGGAGCCAGCTCGACAGCTTTCTGTCCGGATATCCAACTTAGATCGTGAGCACAGTATTCAGTTAGATTTATTCGATGAGAGAAAACCGCAGAGACAATTAATTGGCCCTACCATGGACGCCATTAGAAATAAATTTGGATCAACTGCAATATTACGTGCTGTATCATTTACTGGAGCAGGGACAGCTATTGGACGTGATCGCCTAGTTGGTGGGCATTTAGCATAG